TCCATATCAAAGCAAAGTACTATTTTTTCAAAGGAATCCACGAATTCAAAGTTAGAAGAGATTTCTTTTACAGCACTCTTGGATCCTTGGGAAAGAGAGATAACTGAAGGGTTCCATCCTTTAAGAGACGACCTTTTCTGCAATACATCCCATAAGGATAGGGCATCGATCTCTCCTTCAGTAATATAGAGAGTTTTGCCTCCTGAAGATTGAGCTTGTCCAAAGAAGTCAGTATCTCTACAGTCTCCTTTAGCGAAGAAGCTTTTATTTGCAACAAGACGTTCTTTATATCCACTAAGTTTACCTTTTTTGTATTGGGGGTATTTATGAGATATGATGGAGGACCCATCGTCTTCGGAAAGAGAAACACGAACACCAAAATGTTCACATGCTTCTTTAGAGATATGGCGATCATCTATAGATCGTATTGGGTAGGTTAAGAAATCATTTAAGATCTCTTGATTATTCTTTTTTTCTATCATAATATGTCTTGATCTTCCTGTGGTTCTAGCACTCTCAGAGGCAAGTATGTGCCTGCTTTCTCCATCACCATTCTTGGTATCTGGACTGCATCCTTCTTCTGGTCGAAAGACTCCTGAAGGGTCTCTGTAGAGACTAGGCACATACGAACCACAGGATTCACATGTAGCATTGAAGTTCCCTGCTTCATCTCGATAAACACTAAGGTTGTCTCGAGATCCACAAGAGAAACAGGGATTATGTTTCACAAATGTTCCCACAACTAATCTCCTACTTTAGAGTCTAGACTAAGTATACTTTCTAGTACTCATGTTAAAAGTAAGGTTTTAGACACCCGTATTGTACGAAAGTTCAATCCCTTTGTAAGTTCTTCTTCCATGAAGATGTCCTATCGTGGTAAGCTCTTACTTACCCGTGTAAGACTGGTACCCCTTCGCAACTAACGTGTATTTTGGTAGGGCTTGTAAAACATTTCCGTGGTGATCTTTTATTTCATCCCACGTAACTTCGATTGTTGCAAAAGTATCAGAGTATTTATCTACAAGATACTTAACTGTTGCATTTACCTGATCTGTATGTGGATCAAAAATCATGAGATTTTCTCCTCTCGCCTTGTTATGCGTACGGTGTATATTTGCCCTAAGGCTTCATGTTGTATAACTACAATATGTGTTGAACTAGTGGACTATGCTGTACAATAGACACTCTAACCTACAGAATGTTCATTATAAAGCATAGCCCCTTCAACAGACACACAGATCAGCTACACCCTATTGGATGTAGTTAAGGGCGAGTTCCAGAAGAGCTTTAGCTTCCTCTGGATTGTTACGGTATAGTTCCGCAACCGCGATAGTAGGCCCTACGGGCCAAATGATGACGGCAGCTACAACCCTCTTAGTCCAACGTTGGTACCATTTGTCAGATGGCAGCCAATCGTAAAATTGTTTGACCTTTTTAGCTGGCCATTTTACGATATCCCAGACACTCCATAAGAGACCTAGTAAGACTACGATTCCAAGTAGAATTTGGGCAGGTTGCAGACTGGTTAACCATAATAAAGTTTGCATAATCACACCTTTATGTTTGACATGGTCGAAACCACGTGGTTAACGTCTACTGTACCGTCTATGACAAAAGCTCCAATGCCAGTGTAATTAGCTAGAAGCTTAACGCCACAAATGAGTTCGGATAAAGTTATACCCATAAACCCTCCAGACAGTTGACGAATTAATATTACGTTAACTATTATTGGAGTTAATAGTGATGGGAATTAGATATAACTATTCACCGTGGTGGCATGATGGATCTCCTCGAATCTTGTTCATATCTTTCTCCTGTTACTGATTAGGTGCAAGTACTAACCCGTATAGGACCACTACACAGGCTTTCCGTTGTTATTCACTTTCATCGAAATATAGGGGTGGAATAATACCGTGGATGTCGCAAACCTGTTCAAAAGCAGCAGTACGTGCTTCACCCGAGACTGAAGTGTGAACTTTCTCGAGAGCATCGAGACGAAGTAATGCTTCAGACTTAAACTTTTCAAAACTACGATTCATCATATTAGAATCTCCTAACGGTTGCAGTTTTAAATTCGCATGACACCGGTATTTTTATTTCCTATGTGCTTAGGAGGTTCCTTGGGGAGACGAGGTTTAATCTCCCGATACATATACTGATCTTGTACCTCATACATTAAAGTATGACTTACTGCAGGAACTCCGGCCCCAGACGGGCTTGCCAGGTTAGTGGTGAATAGACACATATACACCATTATCCCGAGAAATGTACCTAAAGCGCAGGCACACATTTGCTTTAAATATTCCATAATTAGTTCCTACTTAGCTATCCACGAAAGACAGCTAAGTTAGGTAAGGAAAGAATACTTGATTAGTTTGGAGGAAACCAAATACCCTTACTAGACCTAACTCAGCTGTCCACTAGTTCAAACTTCTACAGATAGAGATAAACTGCTTACTTTGTGATGTTTCAAAATCACAACATAGCATAGCTGCCCTAGCCATTTATGACATGATCTCCGTATATCTGTGGGTCGCTAACCCCATAATAAACTCCATGAAGCCTATTATTTGTCAGAGTCTCTGCGTTGCTTATCTCTTATATTCTGTTTAATCATCTGTATCTACCCATACAAAAGATTCTTCTTATCAAAACATATCCCACTCCGTCACCTTTATTTCAGCTATGTGACAATTCCGCAAACGATATAGCGGAAAAACGGCATTTGCCGATCCGTTTAAGCAAGTGGGGAGGGTCTTAATAAGGTAATGTCCTGCAGTCTTATTCTACGCCGGTTTCGCAAGTGTCTTAACCGTTCTCTTGTCTTTCCGAACAGGATCTGCTATCTTGTACCGGACCACTGAGACTTCGATGTCAAGGACTTACCCTTTCAGCTTTCACTGGGTACTCACTGTGGGTAAAGGGAATTACCTTGATGATATTTTCTTTCTCAGTTTTTCCATAGACTTGTTGACGTAAGCTCTCTCATCTCTTTTAACCGCCTGCTATTCCAGGTCGCCGGACTCACCATCCGGTTTGGCAGATTAAGGAGAGCTTTATTATATGCCTGGACCAATAAAATCCCCCCTGAATATCTTCGCCTTGCATTTCGCATGGACACATGTCAGGCTGGCATAGTAGTAATCAAACACAGCTCTGCATGTAGGAGGCTGGCCCCTTGTCTCTACTAGCCCATGCATTATTGGTAGTAGGACCACTCGTATTATGTATAACATTTCCATAATGATCTCCTAATAAAAATTAAAATGTAACCAACAAAAGACCCTCCACCCGCTAAGAAAGAGGATCTTTTAGTAGCACACTAGTTTATCAAAAAGCTATTTGCCAACTACAGATTTAAAACCTGAGCTAAACATTTTTCGCCTTTCTCCGTTATATCGCATTTTTACAGTTGATGGGTTGAATTTAGGATCTTCATTGTGCCTTTCTAAAGCTTCAATACCAGCTTTAACACCAAGATCGTAAAAATTTTGTTCAGATGTCTTCGTCATAACTATCTCGTTTTAGCAAAATGTAAAGTCATGAAAATGGCTAAGAGTATTCCTTGTGGAGTGAGATGCATGATCGCATCAAACCACCCTTCAGCTTGTGGACTGTTAAACAGGCCAGTAATGGAAGCTACAACATTAGTTGCAAATCCAGTCTGAAGAAGGAAAACAAAAACCATAGTTACAATAATCATTGTCTGGACAGTTCCTAATTGCCCGTCTGACAGTCCACGTTGAACCACCTTTGTTCGTGTTTCTTGACCGTTACGTTGGTTACTCATTGTCCCCCCTTAACGAATCTCTTAGACCTCCGTTCCGATAGAAGGCACACACAGCATCCATATGATCTGTAAATGCTCTACCGCCATTTTGATATATAACAAACTTATCTTGCAATGATTCAAGTTCATAGCGAAGACGCTCTATCTCTTTCTCCTTGCTCTCTAAAGCTTTCTTAGACGCCCTGAAATCATTCCATTTTTCAGTAGTGCCTTCTTTAAATTGGATGATCTTCCCTTTCCACCCTGTTACCTCTTCTTCACCAGTTGTCTGGTTCGGAGAGTCGTGATCTGATGAATTCGTCGATTGTGACTGGTTCGGTTCTGAAAGAACCTCGTCCAACACCTCGGCGCACGTGGGCTGTACTAGAAACCCGAACATCATTACAATCACTATCATCTTCATTGTTTTCACTTTCTGTGTCTCCCTTTCAAGTTGGTTCAGTAAAAGCTAACTCTTCATCATTCAAATCTGTTTCATTGCTGTAGTATTTGAAAGCACGGTATGGACTATCAAAAGAATGATAGGTGCTTCTATAGATCACCTTTTCTGATAAACCACCATTCTCGATTTTTCCAACTTCATCTTTAGAGCAGATAAGCATCATTCTTCCACGACTACAACAATTTTGATCCCAATAATTTTTAAGGTTACTTGGAACTTTTTCCCAAGAAATGGGATACTTCTTACCTAGAAGTTTTTTTACCTCTGATTGGACATCATTAAGAGATGTTAAGGGTTGAAGATATATCCAAACCACGCTATCTCTGACAACAGGTTTAGATCTAAACCATCCAAGAAAACGCATATCAACCTCCTTCCTTACAAACATAGAGCTCGTAAAGCTGTAAGTCATGATTCCAATCACCACACAGTTTCAAAGCACCAGGAGTTTCTTCCTGATATAGCCACTGAAGAATATCAGCTACGGCCTCTGTATTAAGCCTGATAGGCTCTGTGGGGTAGTCAAAGGTTGGTGGTACGTTCTTCAAGGATACTGTTGAATCATCCTGAGAGAGCTCCACAGGAGCTTTAAAGGCATCACACCAGCCTACTTCTGGATGACTGTCACAATACTTCCCAAAACTTAAGAATACCATAGTGACAAGAAGTATGAATAATGCCACCCATGTGTATCCTGATTTGAAAAGATTCTTGAGAAATTCAATGAAGAAAATCCCATACTCTTTAATTGTTTTCATAGTAGTTAGCACTCCCGTACTTTAGCTTTATTGTAGAAAACATGATGGCCAATAGTCATAGAGACCTCATGATCATCACTATACTTCCACGGAGTATCATGTCGGTGATACCACATAGAACCGTTGGTTGGGTCTGGTTGTCCAGTAGTATATTGAAGTATGACTGCATAGGCTACTAGCCCTGCTCTTGTCCATGCTTCTACATCTTGTGGGGCATCTGAATAGTCGTCCACTGTCCAAGAGAATTGGAAAGGTTCATAGACAACTTTCAGAATACTATCCGGCCAACAGTCAGAATCAACTCTGTTAAGAGTGACCCAAGCTACTGCTGCTTGACCATCCACAGTTTCACCACGAGCTTCATGATAAATGTTCATCTGAAGTGCAGTAAAATTGTACATGATCTCCCACTCTGGACGTACTTCTTCCCCTTTCACAATGTTACATGAAAAAAGAAAGACCAGACCTATTAAAAACATTCTAACCATATTGTGCCCTCCTTTATTAATAGACACACAGAAGCCTACCCCATCCTTGTGGGACTAAGGTAGGCTTGAATATATCCACTAGATCATCTGTAGCATTCTCTTTGTCATGAGAATCCCATAAGATAACTCCTTAGAGGTTTACTATCCCCCTAAGTGGTAACTCGACCAAAGTATCTCCTTATATGGCCCATACATCAACTAACGAGTTCTTATCCCATTTCATAAGAGTCAGATATTGAAATTATCTTAAGCATTGGAATTGCTTCTTATGTCGGGGCAGACTAACATTAACGTGGCTCCTCCACTATTCCCGATTACGTGTCAGTGTATTTGACACAACCTAGAGGTTGTTAGCCCTAGAGTCCTAACAGAGTTCTCAAAGCTCTGAAATTATCCGTGTGTATGGTTTGAAGTTGTGTGGCGGTCCACACTCGCATAATTATTCTGGATAATGTCCATGTTTATTGAAGTAATTTTCACGGTGTTGCTGACGACGTTGTTGCTTCGTCATATTATCACCGCCGTTTTTGTTGTTACGATTGTTCTTTTCTGGTATCACCTGGACAAGGTTGTCGTAAGTAATCCCTGATTCCTTTCCGTCCTTCACATGTGCTTCGTTGGTATAGATTTGAATACCTCTTCTACCGCAGATCATTGAGTGTTGGACGTAATCCATATACTTGTTGCCTTGTGGGCCAACAATTGGTTTCTTCATTTTTCTATTGCGTGGCCAACTAGGGCCTCTGAAAGGTTCTCCAGCTCGTCCTTTGATCGATTTGCATAGAGAGTCTTGTTCTGTCACCAGCTTTTTATAGTCTGAATCAAGATCATCGATCTTCTCGCAGCAGTCATTCATTTTCTTGATAAGTAAATCCTTATCATTTTCAACTGGATAGAAGTCCAGCCAAAAGAACCAGAGGAATCTTTTCTGCAATATCAAGCCATCACCATTAAGGTGAATGTATCGATAAGTTGCCATATAAAGCTCCTTGTCCACCTCTCTGGTGGATGAATTAAATTGCACGTTGCAGGACTTACTTACTGCTTTTAACACCACACATAGCGGGTTCCTCAACCGGACATCAGGTCTATTGGCTTTCATGCCTGCTTAGTTCTATAGCCTATTTGGGACAAGCCTCTATGACGAGACTATTAGGTAAGTGACGTCTACTCCCTAGTCCTGGCCTACATATTGACAGTATGCAGGTTGTATAGCTAGACGAGTCTTCATTTAAAGTGTACAAAGACTAAACACTTTTTCTCCAGATCAATCTTTTCCGACCACAGTAATCTGGTTGCTTAACTGTGTACCCGAATTCACCTAGTCACGAATCGTGCATGGGCCTCATGCATCGGTCAGGTATTACTCTATGGAACTAGAAACCAATACTCTGTTTTTCACACAGACGTACTTTTACAGTGGTTCACAAGTCCGGCCCTAGATTAAAAGGCTACCGGCGTTTACCCCAAACACTTGCACTGGTTGGTTGAAGTGGTTCTAGTTTAACCTGGCTTTCGGTCCCCTAATCGGGTAGTGTGTAACGTCGTAGTAGTAACATTCTTACAGTTGCATGTGCAGCACACTGAGATTGCTGCAACGTACACGATGACTATCTACACGTAAGTGCATGGCCATGCTGCCTACTCGTCGTCCTTAATGCCATGCATATCCTTATCTAACTCAGTAAACGCTTCAAGGTTTAGATCACCATCAGCCTTATAGAGGTTCTCCCCATTATAGGTTTTAGGGACTAACAAGCCTTTACTATTAACAATTACCTTACGAGATCGAACTGCCGAGAGGTCAATGACCCCTTCAGGAAGAATTAACCTAGTATCTGTGTCCTTTGGAAGAGGACCAACAAACATGTTGTTAGCATCATTTGCTGACTTCTCAGATCTAGTATCGAATGGCTTCTTCGATTCCCAGGTGTATGAAGCACCACCTGACAATTGATCTCTGTCTGGCCTTAATTTATTCTCAAGCATTCTGGAATATATCCTCCCAAACTTTTTAATAGCTTTGGGAATTCTATACCCTTCAACGTAAGACTTACCACTGAAGTATTGATAACGCACAGCGTCATTCTCCACTTCCTTACTCTTCATGACACGGTCGTATGCAGGATTACGTATCATTTCCTGTCTAAGCTGCATCTTAGTCTTCTGAATCTCCTTAGGATCCATACAAGGAGGTTTTCTCAATGATTGGAGGCGAACCAGATGATGCGCTACTCTTTTCTTGAGAGAGGTACTACCTTTCTTAGTGACCGCTCTTCCCATAATATCCTGATACTTCAGGATTAGGCCTAATCTTGTGGGGTCAGGCTTAGAGGGATCACCTTTCAATGATCTAATGAAGTTAATAGATTCTTCCACACTCTTAACTGTAGGAGAGTGGTCTCTGAACCGCCTTACTTCATCGGACAGAGTCTTCACTGGCAATGCGTCCGGCAACGGTGAAGATTTCTGCAAGCCATATCTGACTTGTCCTGAGTTGATGTAATTTTCCACGTACATCACGTGGGCTGTTCTGAGATTCAAGATGGTAGAATACGTATTCCCCGTTTCCGGATGGACGCTCTTATCAAGAACCACGAACCTGTCTTCTACTTCTTTAACTACAGCTCCCAAATGAGAGGCTGCATCTCTAGCTAGTGTGTCAGGTTGGGGAGTAATGGTTTCCTTGCCCTGGCATTGCAGTTCGCTAGATGGTTCTTCGATATCGATTTGTGGCAGCTGCTTGTTTCTGGCTACATCACCTCGGAAGATGTTGTAGAACTCCATAGCTTGGAGATGGACAGAAGCCCGAGTCTCTTCAGCTAAACCAGAATTTTTGAACTTACGAGTCAACTCTTTCTCACAAGGATTGGAATTTTCCCGTTGTTTCTTGTGTTGTAAGTAGGAACACTTGTTCGCACGAATGCGATCTTCCCTAGCTTTTGTAAGGTCTCTTATCCATCCAAAACCAGTACAAGGTATCTTACATACAACTGTCTTCGGAATGACAGAATGTTCTTGAAGCCATAGATTGAGAGCAGCCTCGGAAGACTGGCAACCTTCTCCATAGTTCTTGTCCATATGTTTGCTATACTTCTGCTTAGTCGAAACCAGTGTAGCAGCAAGCAAAGTGTCATTTTGTTCCTTCAGCTCGTGCCGAAGACGCTCCTTTTCAAACCCTAAATACATCTGAGTTTGTTTCTTACCCGAGACCTTTTTTATGGATGGGATATTCAGTACATAATGGCTGAGTTCAGCCTTACGGAGTTTCATATCCTATTCCTTATTGAAATTAATAAAAGGTTCTCTTACAGTCCCGACTAGGTTGCTTAACGCAGGGCAAGCCGGCCTATATTTCATAGTGAATTGATTTCGGGCTCCATTGTCTTCACGACCAGATATCCCTAATCTACAATCCCCTTATACAGGATTTCGAATCAAGAACTTAAACTGTCTAAGTCTTGCTTTACTGGACACAGTGTGATTGAGTAACCCTGTCATATATCCATATACGAAGCATTTGACACTCCCATCTCGAATGGTATTGAAATGATCCACAGCATGTCCCATCTGATTAGAATTCAACAACCCAATAATATGTATTGCTGGGAAGTAGGACCTTGGGAATACACGGATAAGTTTTCCATCACGGTTAACTTTAAACATAGATTATCTCCTGTGTGCGTGTTGTTGTAATGTCTCATAGTAGTACGTCATGTACGTCTGCACTAGGGTAGTAGTAGAGACTGGCATTTAAGCTGGACGTATACTTACGAACGATAACGTTATTTATTGTATTGTAATTACAATAGACATATGAGTAGAGGCTCATACTTGCTATCGACATAGAGCCCCCGTTAGGAGACTCTATAGCGACTACAAGGTTAAGATGCTTCTGCTATCTTTTTCAAGATTCGTTTATTACGTGTAACGAAAGGTCTCTTTTCACCTGAACGAGGACGTTTACAAGCACGTTTACTGCGTCCATCCACACTAACCTTAGGCAAAGAACTGTCCTTAGTAGAAGCAAAACCGCTACCAGGAGGAGGTGTGGTATAACGTACTTCAGCTAACTGAACACCTTTCTTGCCTGTGTAAGGGACAAAGATTAGTTTCTTTGACTTACGGTAGAGAGGTTCAGGCTTGTTTTCTTTAATCATAACGCAATCGACAATACGTTTAATCATTCTTTCTTCACGATATAGACGTAGTTGCTTGCCTTGAAGCTTGTTTGTATACACTTTACGAAGTTTAGCACGGGTTTTCTTAGGTAAGCAGGGATGTTTAGTGAAGGAGGCCTTACTTTTATTAAGGCGTTTGATAGTGGCTGCAATATGCTTACGTGTATTACGTCGATTGTTAGCAGCACTTTGGTTGGAAGGTTTATGAAAAGTAATCATGATTTTTCTCCTTGACAGAATAATTCTATCATTCTTAGTGGACGATTGTATTTATGAGAATAATATCTCATAGACTTCTTGTACCTGTGAAACAGTTGAGAAGCTATTATCTCCTTCTTCTCCTCGTCTGATAAGGGAGAGTAATTATAATTTTCCCTAACATGTCTCTGATTCATCGAGAGTGCTGAGTAACGAGAGATACCTAGCACTGGGCAAATACTTTTGACTCTAAAATTACAAACTATCCTGAGTAATCTATAAAGCCTTATTACTGTCTTATTATCTACACCCAATCCATTCTTAATAGGTTTGGCATTCCTTTCTGACAGATCCGTCTGAACAGTTTCTATTAGAAAATGTCTACATCTGTAAGATACCCACGAATAGGACTTATTCAGATGCTGAGATATTTCATACCTTGTCATGGTTTTTCCTAAAGCTCTCAGGAGGTCTAGATCTTTACCTAAATGAGAGTTCTTATTACGCCTAAAACCACTACGGTATATCAGATTGATTACAGTATGGTACGGCAATCCTGTTACTCTAGAGATTTCAGAATTACTTAACTCAGCTTTTTCCATCAAGAATCTGAAGATCTTGGTTGCAACCTCCTTAGGTATCTTTACACCCCCTGCAAGTTTACTGTCTGAGATCGGTCTTCCTCTAGTTTCCATCGAGAAGCCTCCAAAGATAAGAAGCATCACAGCCCATCAATATCCACACCGTACGCATAACTATTGACCGTTGGTGACCGTGATGCTATGTTTGTTAAGCCATCAAGCAAGTAGGCTTTAGAGTGTATGCTAGAATACGTCCATCTGTCATTCAAACCTTTTCTAGAATCGGGCTCTACTAGAGGGATGGTTGTACATTATTGCTAGAGATTGCTTGCACCTTTCTTAGCCGCTCTGTCTAAGATTCCTCCACTGAACAAGTGTCGTCTTCTTAGAAACAGTAACGTATACCCTAACATACACACTAAAACCTACTTACTCTTCTCTACAATAACCCATATTGATGGGCTAAATGTGCACAGAATATTAGTATGCCAAGGACGACCACGAATATTTGTGCTTTATGGTTGTACACGGTATTACCTCCTTACAATGAATGATTTCGCTTACAGCCAACAGATCATTTCTGTGGATTAAAGCGGAGATGTTAGATTGAGCCCAAGTAAATACAGTATGACGTGTATATGCTTCGACTATGCAATACTGGTTAAGAGGCTGATACCCTAAGTGCATCAAGCCTAGCATTTTCCCAGCCTGAATTGTATCCACAGATCCATCGAGAGTGGGAATCGATGTTTGAATACTCTTCACTACAAGCGTTAACGCTGAACCCATTGTATCCAGCATAATAGCCGTCCTTCCAGGGATCACCTGAAGTACTGACACGTGTGTTTAAGAGACTATGTATCTTTCTCGTCAGTTCCTTGAACAACTTCAGAGATATATCTGACTTCTTCGGGAATAAGGATTCCAAATGAGTCAGGGTCTCCACCTTGTTTACTAGTCGAAAAGCGCTGGACAATGTCTTCTCTGTCACAAAGCTCTTCATCGTAGGTTTTATCTTCGACATCATTGCCTCCAAAGATAAGATCGTTGAGTTGAATATCGCTCTTCACGTAGCCATACAGGAGGATTTCTACTCCCTGTAGTGCTAGCATTAACAAGCAGATAAAAGCTTGTAGAGCGGCGTACAGTAGCCATAAGAGGCCTTTACAGACCATATTTATATAGCGCATAAATATGCACCTCATAGTAGTACATAAAAAAAGACCTCCCAACCGGCATCGTCTATCGGAAGGAAGGTCAAAAGGGTAGTAAATGGAATTAACGTAAAGGTGGCAGTCTTTAGTTGCCGGTTAGCATAATACATCTCCTTTCTAAGTTAATGAGGTTCGTCATGTCGGTAAGTCAGTTTGCTTATGGTTCTAACCCTGCTACCAGTGAAGAAGTTCTCCAAGTAACTGTCTAGAAAGTATAAAGGAATACCTTCCTTCATATCCTGATGTTCAAAGACATGTCCACACTTGAAGTCTGGGCCTATGTATTGAGAATCAGCCCAGAATGGTCGTACTCCATCTTCACCTTCAACTTTTATTTGTAACCAATCCCCAGGTTTTAAAGTCTTAGGTGATATTCCATCCCAATATTGTTCAGGCATGATGATCTCCTTTTATATCAAAAGTACACATAAGAAGATCAACACCTTCATCTACTTTAGACTCAGGTGCATACTCTTCGTCATAAATTCTACCACAATCACCATGTACTCTAGACAAGACAGTACCACACCCTGACAATAACACAGTGATTATGAAACCTAAGATGCAAAGCCATACAACTATTGCATCACTCGTGTGTTTTTCGTTGTTGGTCTGCATACATCTACTCCTAATTAAGCGATTGTTCCACAAATTCTACATGAATGTTGGCCAGTCACTCTCCACAGGTAATTATTCTTCTTAAATTCTATACCTATGGGCAACTGGCCGCTACTCCAAAACTCCATAGTTTTGAAGCCATTGTCTTTATCATGGATAAGATATCCCTCCATATCATGACACTGGTAGTGCCACTTAATATGTCCATTTCTAATAGACTCCCTCTTCATTCTCCTAACTTCTTGACGGTACTGGTCTATACCTGTGGGCATGTTAGGTGTCTTCGAAGGGAGCCCATTAGGAATGGAACCCCCGCTCTGTGATTTCTGCTTACCACTGGCGGAATGTGTCATAGTAGTCACTCCTTATTATCTTGTCTCTGCTTCTCAGAAACCTTGTTAGCAATCTTCACACTAGCTATAATTGCAAGGACAGCAATAACTACATAAGCTAGCAACATAAGGGCAGCTATACCTCCAACCACCAAAGCCAAAACTATTAAGACTTCCATAACTCTTTCCTCTTAGTTAGTAAGTAATTAACACAATGTATGCTAGCATACATCTAGAATTAAGACCCACTAACCCCGTTAGGAGTCAGTAGGACTTTCGATTTCAGTACATAGAACGTCAACGGTAGACTCCCAAAGAATATCTTCGAAGTCATCATCGTCATTCATATGCATAGTTAGATATTCGAACCTATGCCTGATAGCTGCACTGTTCTCATAACTATCTATGATTCTCAACGCTTTTTGTTTATTCATGGTATCACCTCATACAGTCTATTGAATGCACTGTCTTCAAATACATACATTGCACCTGCTTCATAAGTTACCCAGTGATCTACAGGAACTTTAATTCTTTGACTGTTCCCATAGATAGAGACCACCCTTGTTGCTCCATCCGTAGTATAGTGACAGAACTGTCCTATCTTCTTACAGAATGCATCTATAGCTCTGAAGTTCTGTCCTGTCCAGTGCACACAGATTAATACATCCTGTCTTCGTTTACATTTAGGCATACTCTGTACCTCCTTTTTGTCTAGGATACCCACACCTAACAGTGCGATGACCTGTGGGTATACTTGTTCAGCGTAATCTGAAGACGTCACTGCCCATCTCTCTATCCACTGTTAGGTATAGATAGAGCGGCTCTTAGGTAGTTTAACACAGGCTTACCCGCCTTCTTGAATCCTGTGCCATACATCCATACTTTAAGGAGGAGGTATGCACTACAGCACTAATGTAGAACTGTAGTGTATAACCCCGTCACTATCCTGCGCCCCGACCCAATCCAGCGCATCATAGTAGTAAAAAAAAAAACAGGGGGCTGAGACTTCACAGCCTCGTGCCCCCATCCACATACCATCAACCAGATTAACTTGCCTTAGCCGCTGACTGGATCAAGCTATTAAGTACGTTCTCGATAGCTCCCTCGGCCTTGGTCAATGATACCAACACCTGACCTTCTCGACCTAGTTCGCGTAGTTCCGTGATCATCTCTTCAATGTGAGAGATAGCCTTGCCTACGTCGTCGTCGAACTCAGGTTTACCAGCATCAGTGTTGCCGTCACCATCTATAGTGGTGATCTCTTCCTTGTTGTGTTGGCCGAACGCTTCCATTTGTTCCGCTAGTTTAGCTTGCTTAACTCTCTCTTTCTCAGCCTTAGACCAAGCCTTCATCTTGCTAACTGTGCCTAACTCGTCAAGTTTACCGCCCGCTTCCCAGCAAGCTACGATGTTAGACTTGGCTTGTGTCCAGCAACGAGGCAAGGCATCTACACCAGTTGAGGCTTTGAAACGTGCCTCGTCATTGCCCATTGCAGCAAGGAAAGCGCCAATAGCAACTACTTCATTAGGGAATCGGAGATCTTTTCCAGTGCATAGGTAGAAGTCAGCGATAGCTTTATCTGCTATAAGCCCACTGATTCCTGTCCCTGCTTCCCTTGTTACCTTGGCTGCTTCATCTTGCTGGTATGCCAGCTTTAAGATAGTTAAGAAGCTGTGATCTTTTACTTTTGTATAGTCAGTGAATTTGACAACAACTTCTTTGTCATCGTCAATTACTGCATACTCGTTTATTTCAGACATGATGTTGTCCTCTTCTTTCTGCTTAATGTTAAGTGAATGTATGCTAGAATACATCCACAATTTAAACCGACCACCCCTTAAGGTAGTCAGTAAACTTCATACTTACTCTTAAATAGTACTACTCCTTTAGTACACATGTTACCACTTGCCTGTAGCTACCGACCATCCCCTGACAGAGTATCGCTCTACAATTTCTATCATTGAATAGAAGGTAGGTACTGTAAAAGTAAAGGATATTACTCCTTCTTTACTAAACTTTGCCACACTTATATGATAAAACTCTTTCTTCATAATCACATACTCCAATGATAGAGATAGACTACATCTCCATTAAGATTAAAAAGGATTGCCCCTCCAGTTTCAGGGACGTATAGAATGTCATCATTAAACATGATATCACCCTCTCTTAATATACATAGACTTATATCTTACACGTCTAGAGACACTTAAACCTTTTTGCTCTCTTTCTAACTTGACTATCTCCTTGTCTACTTCAAACTTGTTAAAGAATCCATAGTTTAGTGGCTCGTCAGGCCACCCCATAGCAGACTCTATAATTATCCACATAATACACCTCCACAATTAAATTTAAAGAAGTAATACTATTTAAGAATAAGTAATAGGATGGACAGTTTACTATAGATACACTAGCAAGTTAGGCTAATCTATAGACTGCCTGTTTATCCCCCAGTTTGGGAGTTCTTGCTTGTTATACCATAGGCACAAGCTATATCTGCCAGTATACCTATAGTAAACTATCCACCCTATTGATATGAGTTTTTTGATAGCTAATGATTACCGTCTAGCACTGGTGTAGTCTCAACCAATCGTTACCCCATGTCTATTAAATCACACGGATTAATCCCAAGGTATTCTACTTTGTGAACCAGCGTCATTCTAGACCCTTCATCACCGCTATTGCTACATGTTCCCATCTTGCCATCACTCCGTGATGTAACAATGTATGCTAGAATACATCAGGGATTTAAAAGAGAATTATCCCATAGGTAGTGCATACTTGCTAGGTTGGTGTGTGATATATACCCATTTATAGGTATCACCAAACATGCAGACTTCACCAAATTGTTAAAGAGCGTCCCTAAAACCATGTATTTCATGGCGGGTATCAGCCTTTCAACTCTCCCATTAGTAACGCAATCCTTGCACCCAAAAGAGCCTACTTGACCACTGGATACAGCAACACTGGCTCCAGTACCTATTGGCATGGATCTTGCTAGTGGCAATAACTATGCCAACTATCAAAACCATAACCAACTTATAAGGCATTCGCATAACTGTTAAAGAACTTTTCGGGTTTTGGCTAGTGCCCCGAGACACACTTAGACTATTGCATTGACAGTGCCAACTATTGAGAAAATGTATATAAAACAGTAGGTTACACGTAGAAACATCATAGTAGTAATTCATAACTGGATAGCTATACTGTAAAGAAACCTGACACACAAAACAGTTAAGTCATTGATTTATAAGGTAATGTCTAGTGTATAGTAACCTGACACTATTTAAGGTACATATCATAAGCTATTGATAACTAATAATAATAAATTTATTTAAGTGTAAAGAATGTTGACACTAATTAATACTTTATCTTTATTAATCAATAACTTAGATGATTATTGTACTTATATATTATAGTAGTCAGATCTTGACTAACACATATCAAGGTTATATGCAATACCCACAATCTATATCATATTGATATAAGGACATGGCATACATTATGACATGGCATAAACTATGCAGGTTATGCAAGATATATACCAACATGCAATAACTATGCCAATTATCAGTATGTATAATAGTGGTATCATAATTGCTAATGCAATAACCATGCCAATACATGTAGTCTAGCATACATAAGATAATGGTTGACATATAGTATAACAAGGAGTAAGAGCCAGTAACAAGCAAGAACTAAGCCAGAACCCTTGTGGCATAAGGGTTGCAGTAGATTGAGTAAGCAAGGATCATGCCAACTATACAGTGTATAGGTAGTATTATTATATAATTAAGTAGTAATATAGTTATATAAGCATGTAGTGGTAACAATGAGTTCTGTCGTTAAACAATGATTTTTTACGTTAGTAGCAGAGCACTTTTAACGTTATATAAAAGTATAATACCCCTATATTAACAGTAGATAAACTAAAGGGGTAGAAGGGGGGAGGGGGGTACTCTATTAATGCAATCAACCCCTAAAAAATATCTAGCAGAAAATGGCTAAGTCACCTCATCCAAGCCTGTATTGACCACGAAGGGCGCTTCGCAACTTAATTCAGTTTCTTCGCTAGTAAAAATAATTTAAAAATAAATTGAACTTTCTTAAAACCTTGGTGTCTAAGAGAGTTATTATTCTTAAGTAAAGGTAAATAGACGGAAAGGATAATTAACGAAAGGGTTATAGAAGGAAAGTTGATATAAACTTTATGTATATTTGAGTTAAGTAGGATTGAACGACATACCAAGGAGAAGAAGGATGAGATGGATAAGGTGTACTATTTTTAAAAGTGATGCAGACTTTCAAAAAGATATAGGAATATCTATGAATAGAGCTCTTACTAAAGATATGCAATTAGAAGAAGCTTTAGAGGTTATAGACAGACTTAAACAGAATGTTATAAGAATATATGAACATGAGCAAGAAGGTTACTAATGGCCACTAAAAAAGAGAATGACTTAGTTCTTAAGAAAGCTACAGCTAAATCTAAGAGTGTAGCTAAGAAAGTAACTTCAGCTAAGAAAGTAAAGAAGTCTACAGCTAATGTAGGTAAGATGGCAGATAGAGTTGCCAGTAAGGCTTTTGATAAGAAGCTACCATTTAAAAGGAAGTAATTGTATGCCTAAGTTTTTAGAAAGTAAGTCTGGTATTTATTTCACTAAGAATGAATACTGGGGTAGAAAAGAATTTTTAGATGGTACGATAGATGATCGTATTATTGTACAGAGTCTACGACAACCAGAGACTATGTTACCTATAACAAAGAAAGAGTTGATAGAGATGTTGGCTCTGTTAAATCAACAGTAAGAGAATAAGAGATCATGCCTAGTTCCCCCAACTATAAGAGAGACTATAAGCAAGAGAACAAGACTGCTAAGAAGCGTGGTGAGACTGGACAAGGTTCTAAGTCTGGAGATGCTACTAGGCATCGTGCAAGACGTAAAGTGGAGAAGACTCGTGGGAAAGCAGCTGTCAAAGGTAAAGACGTGGATCACAAGAAGTCTCTTAAAAGTGGTGGATCTAACTCTAAGTCTAATCTTCGGGTTCGTTCTGTTTCTGCTAATAGGTCTGCTGGTGGTAAGTCGGGTAATCGGAAAGGGAAGGCAGCCGGTGGAAGAAAGGGGAAGAGATGATGTTTGAATACACTGGTGATGGGTGTAAAGAGGCAATAGCTTATCTTGATGATATTGGAGTAGACTGGAGAGATATGGATGGCTGGACACTGGTTCAGACGGCTAACTATAAATTACAGAAGGCTCAGGAAATAGATACTGAATATCTTCTAGAACACGGTAAGAAGGTATTCGAATAATGTCTAACCTTTTAATATTCTTAATATTTATGTTATCTATAAGCCTTATCGGTCAGTTCTTCATTAAGAAGTTTGGTGGTTATGAAGACGAAGATATGTGCGATGATGATGACATTGATGAAAACGATAAAGAGAAATACTTATGATACCAATTATAGCAGGTATGGTTGCATCTATACCTAACATGTTACTGTCTATCTTTGCTAAAGCATTGACACAGTCATTTATGAAAAAAGTTCTAACTAAAGTTATTATCCATGTTGGTGAACATTTAGTTAAGAATACTAAGACTAAGTTCGATGATGAGATCTTAGAAGAATTGAAGAAAGCCTTAGCTTAATAAGAGATCCTTGTAATGGGTGTACAGCTTACATTAACAGATGTCGTATCTGAGTTCTTAAGTAACATTGCTTATAATAATAACAATGTACTTATAGAAGCAGCTATGGACAAAGCTTTAGATAGAACAGCTTCTACAGATAATGCTATGGAAGTTGTCCTTGATATGGGTACTAACAAGATAACTAATGTAGGTACTGGAACTCAACCTACAGATGCAGTTACTAAGTCTTATGTGGATTCAGTAGCAGCTGTAGATCAGTCTTCAGCAGCAGAGGCGTCAGCTGTAGCAGCAGCAGCTAGTGAAGCAGCAGCAGCAGTAAGTGAGACTAATGCAGGTACTTCAGAGACTAATGCAGCAGCTAGTGAAGCTAAAGCTGCACAGTGGGCTGAAGAAGTAGAAGATACTCCAGTTGAGACTGGTCCTAACCAGTATAGTGCATTACACTGGGCTGCTAAGGCAGCAGCTAGTGCTGGAGCTCTAGAAGGTGTTCCTAGTCAAACAGGTCACACTGGTGGACAAGTTCTGACAACAGATGGTACAGTAGATGACTGGGACTATCCAGTACCTGTTGGCATCATTTGTATGTGGTCAGGGTCTATAGGGTCTATACCTACTAACTGGGCTCTCTGTGATGGTACAGGTGGTACTCCAGATCTACGAGATAGGTTTGTGGTAGGTGCTGGTACTACGTACTCTGTTGATGACAACAGTGGTGCTTTGGTTACTGATGGTGGTGGTGCACATACACATACAGCAGCTAGCAACGGTGCACATACACATACAGCACAATCTGGTGGTTCACATACACACTCTGGTGGTACTACAGGTTCTGGTGGTTCACATAGCCATACAGTTACAGTAAATAACCATACTCTGACTGAAAGTCAGATGCCATCACACACACACGATGTCAATATTCTAGACACTGTTGTTGCTTCTTCGCCTAATGTTTTAAACGCAAGTACAGCAACCGATAACACTCCAAATACTTTCACGAGTAATAGTACTGGTGGTGGTGCTAGCCACAACCATACAGGCTCCAGTGGGTCAGCAGGTTCACATACCCACAGTACTCCTACAGTTGCTTCTGGTGGTGCACACACCCACAGTACAGACAGTCAGGGTGCACATACCCACAGTACAGATGATCCAGGAACACATACACACACCTACACTCCACCATACTGGGCATTAGCCTTTATAATGAGGACAGCTTAAGATGAAGTTTGATGCAGTAATTCAAGACAAGATAATGGCTGTAGATGATCAGTGGTTGTTTGTAGATGATGCCGTGTGGCCAGAAGGTGTATGGGCTATACACTGGGATGGTACTAGTGGTGAGATTGAATATGAAGACTCTCTTCGTGAGAATGAAGAGATAAAAAGTTTAAAGGATTTCGAACATTTACTTACAGCCTACGATGATCAAAAAATCTTAAGAAGTACTGACAACAGGTCTTCTGAAGAGAAGTGGAAAGATATAAGACGCTTGCGAAATGCTAAGCTTGAAAACACTGACTGGATGTTACTGGATGATGCTGGTTTATCTATTCCACAGAGACAACAAGTTATAGCTTATCGTAATGAGTTAAGAGATATACCACAGACTTTTGCTAACCCTGATAATGTTGTGTGGTCAGATGTACCATCAATAAGAAGAGGGAAGTAAGAGATGATAAACTACGAAGAGATGAGAAGCTCTAATGGTATTATGAAAACAGAGTCACTATTCTATGAAACTCTTCATGGAAACATGGCTAAGAAGTATAAACCATTCTATACTCTCAAAGAATTTGAGTATATGGGTCTTCCATCTGCATATAAAATCTATATGGAAAGTACAGATGAGTATGAAGCAGCTATGAAACTTCTAGGTTCTATGGCTCATTGGGAAAAGCTTTGTGGTCTTAAGTGGTTTATGGAAGGACGTGATGGAGTACACCGTGGCTTAAAGTCATGGAGAGAAGATATTAAGCGAAGAGATGCATCAACAGCTAAGAAGACGTTAATTGAAAAGACTAAAAATGACGATACTTCGGCTGCTAGAGCTCTCCTAGCTTACTCAGAAGATAGAAATTCGAAAGGTAGACCTAAGAAGAAGAAAGAAGAAACACAGGCTATCCCAGAACATTTACAAAACCACATTGTCAGTTTTAATAGTAAGAAGAGGACCTAATCATGGATATATTATCCATAGGTGCTTTGATTACACTTTTGGCAATACCTCTTGGAATGTTGTTTAATGGCCAATCTGCAATAAGAAAGGAGCTAAACGGTGTGGAAAGAGATGTACTTCTGAAAGACGAAGTAGAGAAAATGATCGGTCTTTATATAGATCCTATAAAAAATGATGTACAACATACTCGAAAAGGTGTTGAAGATTTAAGTACACAGTTTCGTGAATTAGAGTTGTTAATAGCTAGGGAGTTAGGAAGACGCGATGGCCAAGATAAAGATCACAGCTAGTGACCTAGACAGTATGAGAGAAAGGTGTGAGAACGACTTCTGGGAGTTTATGAGGTTCGTTAATCCACACTACATATATGGAGATATACATGAAGAAGTTTGTAGGTGGTTTGGCAGTGAAGACTGTAGTGATCATCAGTTATTGCTTATGCCTCGGGCTCATCTTAAGTCTCACATTGTTGCCGGTTATTGCTGTTGGCAGTTAACTCGTGACCCTACCACCACTATAGTTTATCTATCAGCTGGTGAAGATCTGGCTAAAGCCCAGATGAACAGTATTAAAGGTATGTTCACTAGTGATGAATATACTCTTCTATGGCCTAATATGGTTAATCCTGAAGAAGGGAAGAGGTCTAAGTGGACTTCAGACTGTATTAACGTAGATCACCCACTCCGTAAAAGGATGGGTATACGAGATCACTCCTTGATCATCAAGACAGTAGGTGCTAATGCTATAGGCCTTCACTGTTCTCATCTGATATATGATGATGTTGTTGTACCAAGATATGCCTACTCAGAGATTGGTAGATCAGAAGTAAAGAGAGCTATTTCTCAGTTTGCTTCTATCCTTAATCCAGCAGGTCAGGTTAAAGCAGTAGGTACAAGGTATCACCCAGATGATGCATATCGTTACATGAAAGAAGCTACAGTTCCACTATATGATGACGCTACAGGTGTCTTCGAAGGGGAAAGAGAGCAATGGGATGTAAAAGAATATGTAATTGAAGATAGAGGTGATGGAACAGGGAATTTCCTATGGCCAAGAGGCCAACACCCTGAAACGAGACGTTGGGAAGGTTTTGATCCTAATGTATGGGCAAGTAAAAGAGCTTCATATTTCTCTAATGGAGAACATGCACAGTTTTATGCCCAGTACTATAACGATCCGAATGACCCAGATTCTCATAGAATTACAAGAGACAGTATCCTTTATTATGATGCTAAGCATCTAAGCACCGACGATTGGTCTTGGTTTTATAAAGAAAGGAAGCTTAATATATTTGCAGGCATGGATATGGCCTGGACTGATGGATCCCGATCTGACTATACAGCAATAGCGGTTATAGGTGTGGACTTCGAAGGATATGTATATGTATTAGATTTAGAAAGATTCAAAGTACGTGGTACTGAATACTCTAAATATTACAATGCAGTCATAGATCTTCACAGGAAGTGGGGGTTCAAGAAACTTAGAGTTGAATCTAACTCAGCTGGTAAGATTATAGCTGAAGAGATTAAGAGGTTAGTTAGACAGAATGGTGATTCTCTTATTGTGGATCCTAAGGCGTCTACGTCGCATGATCTTAAGAAACAAGAAAGACACGCAGCTCTCTTAGAAGCACGCTTCCAGAACCAAAGTATGTGGTTACGTAAAGGCGGTTTGTTTCAGATACTTGAAGAGGAAGTTATGCTAGAAAGACCACCACACGATGATTTAGCAGATGCTGTGTGTGGAGCTCTAGAGATATCTTACTCTCCTGGTAGAAAGAACTCTTTTGATAATAAAGTCCGGAAACTCTCTATGCATCCAAGGTTTGGAGGAAGAGTATTCTAATGTTCAAGAAACTAAGAAGATTAGGTAAGTTTAAAGTAAAGTTTGACTATACCTTTAGAAAATTTAAGTTAAGATTTGCACTAAGACTTTTTTATTATGATAAAGTTTCGCATTCTTATAAGCTAACTGAGTTTAGCAATGCTAATGACACTTTCAAGACTACGAAACGTGTTACTAAGAAAGAATATATTCAGGAATAATCATGGGAATTCAAAGTTTAGATTTTGAACAACTATTCAAGATAGATGAGACAGCCTCTTCGATCACTAATCAGTGGGAAGAGTGGTATGGAGCTCAAAGACCAATAAGGCAGAGATGGGATGAAGTAGAAGAGTATTCTTTTGCTACGTCTACACGTGAAACAACTAATGCTACAGTTGGTGGTTTTTCTTCGGAAGAAGCTAACAGAAAAGGTTGGTCACATTCTACACATTTCCCTAAGATTACAAATATTAGAGACCTTCTCTCTGCACAATATGCAGATGCTTTATTCTCTACTGATGACTGGCTACAGTATAAAGGTTTTGACCAAGACGCTGTAACTATCGAGAAGAGAGAACAAGCTGAACAGTATGTTAAGCAGAAATGGCAGTTAGGTGATTCTGATACAGTTATACAGCAGTTACTAGATGACTGGATAGACACAGGGAACTCATATGCATTTGTGGACTACATTAACGAGTCTGAACCTTCAGATGATGAAGATATTTTCTTACCAGGATATAGAGGCCCTAAGCTGTATCGTATTAATCCACGCGATATAGTGTTTAACCCTTTTGCTCCTTCGTGGAAGAGAACTCCTAAGATCATTAGAAGTATTAAGACAGTAGCTGAACTTCATAGAGATTCAGAAGACCATCCTGAGTTAGGTTATACAGCAGAGGCTCTAGAACTTCTTAGACAGCAGCGTATAGCAGCTGGTGGTATGAAAGCTGAAGATATTAATAAGTTCAGCCATGTAGAAGCAATAGGTATGGGCTCTGCATCTCAGTATCTAAAATCTCCTTATGTAGAGGTTCTAGAGTTCTATGGTGATATGATGCTAGGTGATGAGTTCTTAAAAGATCACGTTATCACTGTCATAGATAGATCTATAGTTCTTCGTAGTCAACCCACTAATGTTAAGATACACCATGCAGTGTGGAGACGTCGTAGAGACAATCTTATGGGCATGGGTCCTCTAGAGAATCTAGTAGGTATTCAGTATATGTTGAACCATATGCACAATGCCTTTGCAGATGTTCTAGATGAGTCTTTGATGCCAACTACAGTTGTTATTGGAGATATGGAACCCACAGGGTATGATAAATTCGGTGGAATGCTGAATACTGAGTATACCTCATCTAATGGTGAAGGTAAAATAGATTTCAGTAGACCAGACCCATCTATACTGCAGGCTGACTTTGGACTCCAAGCTATGGAGAACCAAATGGAAGTATACGCTGGAGCTCCCAGAGAGTTAGGTGGTATGAGAACCCCTGGTGAGAAGACAGCATTTGAAGTTAATCAGTTACAAACTGCAGCTTATAGAATGTTCAACAATAAGATCCTTTCCTTCCAGAAAGAGTTCTTAGAACCGATAGTGAATGATTTTCTTGTGGTAGGTAAGCGAAACCTTACTTCAGGAGAGATAGTAGAATTCCAAGACAAAGAGTTAGGGATTCAAGTATTTATGACCATTACTGCTGAAGATCTCTCTACCAACGGAAAGCTTATTCCTGTAGGCGCTAGACACTTCATACAAAGAAGTAAGTTCTTACAAGAAGCTCAACAGTTTATGGGAATTCTTGCACAAGATCCAGAAGTACTTTTACACTTCTCTTCTGAGAAGACTGCTGAGATGTTGAACAAGACCTTCGATATAGATAACTTCCAAGCTTTTGAACCTTATATCCGTATTGTGGAAAGACAGCAAGCTGAACAGATGCTATCTACTGCAAGACAAGAGGTAGCAGCACAATCGGCTATACCTTCAGATGGATCACCTATCCAACCACTACAATAGAAGATTAGAGACATACATGAAAACTATTTTAAACTTTGTTAAGGCAGATGATCGTAAAGCCTTCTCTAAGGCCGCTAGAAGCGAAAGTTCAGAGTGGTTGGTACATACCATCCAAGAACAGCTAAAAGAAGCTCATACGGCTTCTCAGGCAGCTACAGAGGAAGTTTCACAGCTTACCAAAGAGAATTGGGCGCTTAGCCAAGCTTATCAGATAGGATATCGAAAAGCTCTTACTGAACTTGACAAGCATTTAGAGAAATTAATAGAACCAATAGGTTAGACCATGACCACAGAAGAAACAACAAACGCATTTGGAACAACAGACCAAGTGACCCAAACGCAAACTGCAGAGCCTGACCATAAGCCTGTGGAAACTCAGCCAACTAAAGTTTTTACGTACGCTGAAGGTGACAAGACTAAAACATTTAAGACAGACGAAGAAATCTTCAATGCTTATTCACATAGTCAAAAACACATAGGTACATTAGAACAAGAGAATGCTGATTATAGATCGACGATCGAAGATCTGAAATCTAAATATGAAGAAGTAATAGAGAAACAGAACTTAGCTAATGAAGTATTAGAGGCTATTAAATCTGAGAAAACTGTAACATCTTCAGACCACAATCAATTAACAACTGCTGATCTGGATCAATACTTAACTAGCAGAGAGCTTGAGAAAGCTTATACAGCTAGGATTGACGAGGCTAACTCGGCACTGACCAGTGCTTACGCAGAGAAAGCTCCAGAACATGTTGCAAAGATTGCTGGTGAAAACGGTATGACAGCGGAAGATGCTGTGCAATTAGCAGGCAGCAACCCAATACTGTTTAAGAAACTATTTTTACCAAAAGAAGAATCTTCACGTACAACTACAGTAACTCAGTCTTCTGTCACTGACAGACAGCTACAGAACCAGCCAGACAATACTCCATCTAAGAGATTAGGAGAGATGGTAGGTGATGAAGCAGCAGCTGAGCTTAATAGACGACGTGACGAGATTCGTAAACAATTAATGCAATAGGATAAAAACAATGGCTCGTGCAGGTTTTAATCGTACCAACGCGGATGTTGCTATTGACGCTGAGATCCTTTCTAACGAATTGATCACTTCATTAGAGCAAGGTTACCTTCCAGAAGGTCTTACTCGTAATGTTTCAGCATACAAGTCAGGCGACTTATTCCGTATCCCAACTATGGGTGAAGCGGTAATCCGTGATGTAGATCCAACAGAAACAGATCTACCAATAGATAACATTTCTACAGGTTCTGTAACTCTTGCTATCACCAAATTTAAAGGTGCTGGTACAGCGGTTGAAGATAGCTGGAGAGAAGATTCAGAAGCAGTTGCTGATTCAATGGTAGCTCGTATCTCTGAAACTCAACTCCGTGGTCTTCGTAAGGCTTGGGAAACTGATTTCTTATCATACACTAACTTAGTTCAAACTGCAAACGATGCAAACGCATTTGATGGTTTAGCTCATCGTCGTGCTGCTACAGGCGGTAACGGTCAGTTGACTTTGGAAGATATTAACTTAATGAAGTGGTCTTTGGATGAAGCTGGTGCTTCAGAAGAAGGTCGTGTACTTATCGTACCTACTATCTGTGAAATGACGTTGAACAACCTTCTTGGTTCAGATGCTGTTATTTACAATACTCCAGAGTTTAGCGGTATTATCAATACTGGTTTTGCTAAGTCTATGAAGTTTATTCGTAACATCGCTGGATTCGATATCTTCGTTAATCCACGTCTACCACGAATAGCTAAAGCTTCTGATCTAGGTACTTCAACTGGTTCTTCTGTTATCCCATGTATGGCTTTCGTAGCTGGCAATGATAACGAGAAGCCAGTAATGTCTGCTTGGAGACGTCAGCCACGTATCACTGGTGAACGTCAAGAAGCTAAAGAACGTGATGTATTCTGGTTAACAGGTCGTTACGGCTTTGGTAAGCAACGTGAAGAGACTTTAGTTATTGCTAACGTTTCTGATACTGATTATAAATAAGACTAGGAGAATAACACTATGTCAGGTGTTCTTGTAAACTCTCTTGGTGTAGAACAGATCCAAGGCCCATATTCAGTTACGGCTGAAACAGAACGTCAATTGGAACGTGCTAACTTCGGTTTTATCGAATATATGCGTATTCCTTTTGATGCTAGCGGACTTGTAGTTCCAGCTTCTACATCAATAGATCAAATTGAGTTCGGCAAAGGAACAGTATTCCTTTCAGCTGATCTTATTGTTGAAACTGTAGATGCAACAGAAACGATGGATGTTGGCTTAATCTTAGCTGATAATGCTCGTACTGGTGACACGTTCACTACTGATGTTGATGCACTTGTTGCTACTGGTTCAGTGGCTACAGCAGGAATCGTAAACGGTTCTGGTGCTTCAATCGGTGTTGCTACATCAGGTCGTACTAAGTTGACAGCAGCTATGTCTGCTGGTACGGATACTGCCGCAGGTTATATACTACTGAAATTTATCGGTGGTGTTGATTACTTCGACAATATCTAACGGTTATAGGGGGTCTTTATGGTCCCCTTTAATTCTTTAATGAGAGAAAAATATGTCACTTACAGTTCTAGACGTTGTACAAAAAGTCTTAAGCGATATGGGAAGCTTTGCAGTAAACAGCATCTCTGACCTTGAAGAGTCGTTAATGATATCTTCTATATTGGAAGACAAGTATTATCAACTCATGTATCAGAAAGACTGGCCTACTAAGGCAGACTATATAGTTCTTAGTTCTAGTGGCGCTGGTGATGGAGCTACAACTCTATCTATACCAAGTACGGTTGAGAAGATTGACCACATAAAATACAACTACGTAGACCAAACATATTTAGAGCCTGAGAAGTTCTTAGCTTTATATATGCACAATCCAGACGTAACATTGGAATCTAACCAAGAAGACGTAGATGTCGCTGGTGGTCCAATGAAGATAACAGTCCTTAATGATAAGGATCCAGAATTTTTTACAAGTTTCGATGACGAACTTCTCGTATTCGATTCTTATGACTCTGCTACTGAGGCTAAGTTAGTTGGCACTAAAGCACTGACTTATGCATATGTAATCCCTACTTTAGTGGTAGATGACGCTACACCAATACCGATTCCTAAGAAGATGGAATCTCTATTAATATCGGAAGTTAAAGCTGCAAGTTTTAAGAAACTTAAACAAATGGTATCGGAAGAAGATGAAAGAGATAGAAGAGCACAACACTCAAGACTTAACAAAGAAAGAAAGCAATTGCAAGACAGAGACAAAACAAGTCGAGCAGGCTTTGGAAGATGTTAAGCCTAAGCGTAAGAGACCACAGTTAGGTGGTGAGAAAAGAAAAGAAACGATAGGTACTACTGAAAAGGGTAAGGAAATTCAAGTAGTTGCTACTGGTCTAGGAACCTATAAGTTAGAGTTCACAACTGGTGGAATGTTACCTAAGATGCTACAAGGTACCTTTAGCTTAGATGGAGCTAACAGAGCAGTTCAAGCATACACAGAGAGTTAAGAATCATGCCAAGAGTTCAGTCTGTAGAAAACTTTTTCAACTTTAGTGGTGGACTAAACACTGAAGCTAGTGGTGCAAATTACCCAGATAATGCCGCTACTGAACTGGTTAACATGAACGTAGATCCTAGTGGTGTTGTATACCGTAGACGTGGTCTGGTTCTTGATGATCCAGCAGTAGGAAGTATCGGTAACTTCTCTACTAACCACTGGAGAACCTTTCGTTGGAAGAATGCTGGTAACATAGCTGGTCAGGATATCCTGGTAGCTGGTACTGCAGCAACACTAAACTTCTATAAGTTAGATGGAACAGACTCAGAAGTTGACTTCTTAAACACAGCTTCTCCTACTAACGGTGACGAAACAGCTCCATTTGAGATGGCTAACGTAGCTGGACACTTGATAGTTACTCAACCAGAAATGGGAGACAGTGCTTATCTTATACGATACAATGGTAGTACTAGTTTTACTAGCCAAACTATCTTTTTACAACAAAGAGATTTTGATGGTATAAACGAGGGTGTGCCGGTTGATGACAATCCAGCTACACTAGCTGTTAACCACGAATACAACTTGCTTAATCAAGGTTGGGATTCAACTAAGTATAATCAATATAACACTACAGTTGGTGATTACCCATCAAATGCTGAAGTATGGCATGTAGCTAAGAACGCTACTACTAATGCTTTCGGAGCTACTGAGGCTACAAACCTCTCTAACTTCAACTTCGGTACTACACCAGCTCCACGTGGTCACTACATACTCTCTGTTTCAAAGATGAATGCAGAAAGGGAAAGTGCATCAGGTGTTTCTACAATATCAGATACAGATGAATATGATAGCCCTTCAGCCGTAGCCTCGTACGCCTCGAGGGCTTTTTACTTCTGTAATGCTAAGATAGACCTACCACCACGTTTGTTTTTCTCACAGCTTCTAGACACTAGCTATGAGACAAGTATCCCTGAAAGGGTTGTAGCCTGCTACCAGAAGAATGACCCTACATCTGATACCTTTAACCAGTTGTTAGCTACAGACGGAGGCAGTGTGCCTATGCCTGAGACTGGTTATGTAAGATCAATGATCCAATTCCAAGGAGCGCTCTTGATCTTTGCTGAGAATGGTATCTGGTCTGTTTCTGGTGGTAGAGCTCCGTTTACTGCTGATAACTTCCTAGTTAACAAGGTCTCTAACCAAGGTTGTATATCAGGAGCCAGTGTTGTTGATGCTGGTTCAGCCGGTATTTTTTACTGGTCTACTGAAGGTATTAATCAGATAGCTTATGATTCAGAGAACTTCGTGTTTGTTACTAGTTCAATTACGAATGAGAAGATTAACACCTTGTACAACACTATTGATGAAGACAATCAGATAGCAGCACAAGGTACTTATGATCCTACACAGAATAAGATCATGTGGTTCTACAAGGATGATCAGTTCACTGGAACAGATGAACCTGTAATTTTAATATACGATACTCAAACTAAAGCTTTTAGTCAGTATAGTATTAATGATGATCAGCCCTCTATGGGTAAGTGGCCAGTAGCAGTAGCTTCTGTACCAAGAAAGACTATACCACAGATTGCAGAAGTAGATAATACTCTTGTCAACTCTGTACAGAACTCTTACCCAGCAGTTAAGATTATCTTCAGAGACGATACTGATCTTACTATGGGAACCTTCACTGGTGATTTTGATGTGGATGATCATGATGGAAGTACATATACATCTAAGATCTTAACAGGCTATAAGCATTTTGGGGATATGGCTAGAGATAAAGATGTTCTGTATATGACTACAGCATTCAACAGGACAGAGACAGCCTTTGTATCTGATGCTCTAGTTAACAGATCAAGCTGTTTAGGTAAAGTCTATTTTGATTGGAGTGATGGATCAGATAACCGATTCTCTCCACAGCAAGAACTATACAGATTGCGTGGTACTTGGATACCAGCAGCTGGTCCTTTCAACTACGGTAAGAATATAGTTACTACTAAGACGAAAATCAGAGGGAGCGGCATTACGATGCAGTTCGAGTTCCTTGGTCAGTCCGGATACGACATGCAATTAGTGGGTTGGAGTATGGATATTAGTGGAAACGTTAGGGTGTAATTATGGGTTTCGGAAGTTTCATTAAGAAAGGTTTTAAAGCTATAGCTGGTGTGGCCACCTTAGGTCTTGCTGGAAGCTTTATAGGTAATGCTGCCATAGCAGGGCCTTTGCTTAAAAACAGGGCAGATCGTAAAGCAGCTTTAGAGGCTGGACAGTTAAGAGCAGTTCAGGCAGCAATTGGCAATAAGAAGTTAGACATTTCTGGCAGAGGTTTAGATATCTCTGAGAATCGTTTTGATATTCAGCAAGAAGGTTTAGGCCTTTCTAGAAGCAACATAGCTCTAGAGTCACAAGCATTACAAGTACAGAAAGAACAGTCTCAGTTAGGTTTTGATAGGCTTGACCTACAAGACAGAGGTTTGGATGTAAGTCGTGCTGAGATCGATCTTGGTGAGAAAGCTAGAGATATTCAAACATCTAGAGCTAACCGACAGACCCTAGCACAAGATCAGATAGAACGTGCTAAGATACGAGCTGGGGCAGCTAGTGCTGGTGCACAGGGTTCTACCTCTTCTCAAGGACAACAGCAAGGAATTAGATCTCTAGCATTAGATGATGTCAAGCATAGAGGAGATCTAAGATCTATAGAGACACAGCAAGCTAATCTCCAAAGAAGCCGTTTAGATATAGCTTCTGATGATTTAGACATATCCCGTACCAATCTTTCATTTCAACAAGAACTCTTCTCTATACAGAACAAGGCTATACAGAACAAGCTTGTTGGTGTGGACTTACAGGAAAGAGATCTTGCAGAAAGCAGAAAGACTATTGGATTACAGAGAGAAGATATAGCTCTAGATAGAGAATTGATAGGACATACTCAGGGTGTTGAAGATAGAATAAGCAAACGTAACCAAACAATAGCTCCTATAGTTGCAGCAGGATCATTAGTAACAACAGGTATAGGTTTATTGTCGGGTGGAGCAGGAAGCCTTCTAAGTGGGTTTAACTTAGGTGGTGGTACAGCAGGCGGATTTAACTCAGCCTTCGGTGCAGGTGGCTTACCAGCTTCTGGTGGTGGTGGTAACTTCAACTCAGGATTAAACTTTTAGGAATAATTATGCCATTTAATGAAGAATACCAAGGTTATGACTCTAAGGCTTTTGAGCCTAAAGAGCCTGAACTAGCTTATGGTGATGAGTACATAACAAGATACTCTGCTATGGCAGCTGAGATCAAAGGTGAAGATGTTCCAGGAGATTATCTAAAGATAAGAGAAGAGCTTCTTAACACAGGTAAAAGTTCTTTCATTGAGGATGTCAGGGTTCAGGCTAAGTCAGCTATGAGAACTCAGCACCTTAATTCAGTATCAGCTGTTCTTGCTGATCGATCTATCTCACCTGAAGATAAGATAAAGATTATAGACTCCTTCCAGAACGAGTTTGATGCTAGTGCTCCCGATATAGAGAAGATCTTTATAGAAGACAGCTTAATGAAGGCACCTACTATAGGAGCTACTGAAGAAAGACAAGTCTTAGGTAAGCTAGGATCTATAGAAGCTTTGAAACAAGAGCAGTCTATTCTACACGATATGGTAGATGCTGACATGCTTGAGTACACTAAAGAGAATGATCCAAGCTCTTTATCTCTTACAGCAGATGCAGCAGGTTTGTTACTTCCAGCAGTAGGAACTGTAGCTTATAAGAATATTATAGATGATGTCTTTCCAGACCTACTTGGAAATGTGGACTATGTAGCTGTAGGTAGTGCTAAGAAGAAAGTGAAAGAGAAGCTTAACTCTATGCACCCTAATGAAAGAGTCGCTGCCTTCAGAAAGATATTAAACTCTATACCAAAACATTTAGGATCTTTTACAGATGACAATGCTGTACAGAAACTCTTCTTGACTAAAGACTTTCTAGATCTCTTTGATCCTACAGAAGATGTGTCTTCACTACAAGTAGCTGGAGAGAATATTCTAGGAGCTCTAGATACGGTCTTACCATCAGCTGCATTTGTTCGTGGATTCAAGAGATTATTTAGGACTAATGCTACCGAAGTTAGTCGTGGTTCTTGGTGGAAAACTAAAGCCAATACTTCTCCTAGAGAGGCTGGTGAAGAATTAGAAGGTCTTATAGAGGCTGAAAGTTCTGAAGCATTGAAGGCTGCTGGAGTTGGGAGTAAAGGTGAATTAGTATCTGACCACGTATTGCCTAAAGCAAAAACTGGTAAGGTCCCTACTGGTCCAGACTATAGACCTACAGATGCTGAGTATGAACAAATATGGGGTCATAAGTCTGAGTTTGTAAACTACAAGCAGAATGAACTTCAGAAAGTTATAGATGATATAGATGCAGATATTAAGAAGGTTGTAGAAGATACACCAGCTGTTCATATCTCTAAGACTAAGATAGAGAAAGTAGATGACGGTGTAATATACCACGCTACAATAGGTAAGACAGATGTCTCAGGTTTCTCTACATATGGAGAAGCTGTAGATAAATCTGATGAGTTTGCTGAGTCAGTAGATGGGGTAGTTATACTTAAAAGAAGCCCTTCAGGTAATTTAGAAGAATTCGCTCCCCAAGGAACAGAGTTTTCTCCAGAGTTTATTAAACAATCTTTGGTAAAATTAGAAAAACTAAATCTTCAATTAAAGAAGACAGTAAATGATATACCTAAGGCAAAGACTCAATCCGATCTTGACAGGTTAAATAAAGACTCTGAAAGAATCATCTCTTCAATGAGAAAGTTAGAGACTAAGATAACCAAAGCTGGTGAAGATCTAGAGGGTGAGTTCTATTTCCAACTTAAACAGAAGCACACGTACAATGACGGAGACCTACAAGGTCTTGCAGAAGATGACTTTGTAGGTGTTACAGGAAGTAAATCCAGAGTCAACGATGCCTCTGCACAGTGGCCTCAAGAACAAGTCCGTAAGGATGCAGCTTCAGTAACACGTATAGCACGTCTATCTGAAAACCTCAAGAACATAGCTAAACCCTTTGAAAAGATCTTCAAGAGACCTAATGAACATAGAAGAGTACTTGATCTTTTAGATCTTGGTGAAAAAGAAGGACGTGTCTTTACTGGTGCAGCTCTACGAGATGCATTGCCTAATGTTAGAATGCAGAAAGCTTATATCTCTTTCAGAAAGACAGCCGATATGTTGTGGACTGAAAACAATATAAGATTAAGAAGTACTCTTCTAAAAGATGATTTTAAATATCTAGATACAGGTGGAGAGTACACAGGTCTCATACGTCCCATGAAACCGGCTGAGAAGGCCAACATGAAGGTTGTTTATGATCCCGCTACTGACACACTAGTTAAGCTAGAAAAGGACTCACAGGGCGTCCTAAGGATGAATGGGAAGTCTATAGACCAACTTGAGAAAGAAGGTTTTAGGATAGGAAGATCTAAGCACACTGTTGTTAAGGATTTAGAGAACGGAACTAGAGAAGGAACTCTCAATATCCTACACCGTGGTGAACATGTTGAAGACTTGCCATCTCAAGTATTGAACTATACTCCAGGTTATATCCCACGTATATACAGTGCTCCTTATAAGGTTGTAAAAACCAATAAAGGTATAGTACTAGATGGTGTTCAGCAAGAGAATTATGAACAAGCAGTGAAGTTTGCAGCTACTAGAGGAGAAGCTGAAAGGTTAGCTAACAAGCTTGGCGATGACTATGCTCCACAAAGAACTAGGGAACTAGTTCACCAGATGGAAGATTTCGATACAGCTTATGATTTCCATAGATCAACAGGTCAACTCTTCTTCTCTAAGAGAGGGGATGAGCTTTATGATGTGGCAGATCAGCGTGTAGTATCAAATGTAGCTGACTCATTACACAGAGCGATCTCTAACGTGTCTAGACACCATGCACAAGATGCTTGGATAGATAATGAAGTTAAGAGATGGATGAAGTCTTATGGAGAGATGCTTAAGGATAAAGGAGTATTTCCACTATCTAAGAAAGCTCTTATTAAGCCACAAGATACTAGACTGCATGAGAAGTATGGACAAGCAGTAGCTCATCTTGAAAGGATTAATCACTTACGTGGTCAGACAGCCGGTATAGGTTCTAGATTGTGGAGAGAGTCTATAGTCAATCTAGCTGAAGCTGTAGAACCTCTAAATGATGGTGCAAAACTAGCAAGATCTAGATCATGGATATCTAGTAAGCTTCTGGATCCAGATTCTAAAGCTCTAGGTATAAATGTTAATAGATCTCCTATAGACATCCTTAAAGGTGCTAACTTCATAAAAGTTATTGCTCTAAACCCTGTAAGACAGTTTATTATAAACATGAACCAGATTGGTGTCTACTCAGGTGTCAAGGGTGGTTTTAAGTACATGTCTGATATGAGTAATCAGGGATATTTAACTCAAGCTGGTTTGTTAGATATTGGAACATTCACAAGGAACTTTGATGAAGCTAATAAGCTTAGATGGAGAAAGTCTTATCTTAAGGCTATAAACTCTACAAGACCTGGGTCATCAAAGATTACTATGAAAGATCTAGATGATCTTACTGAAGACTACTTATCTAGCGGTTTGACTCAAAATATAGATCAACATCAGTTCATGAATGCCATAGCAGCAGATAGAGCTGACAGTGTTCTAGCTAACAATAAGATACTCCAGAATGCAAGATGGATGAAAGAATACCTTGTTAAAGCTCCTATTAAGTATTCTAAGAAGATAGGTTTCCAAGCTGGTGAACACAAGAACGTGTCAGCAGCATGGCTAGTATCTCGTAACTCTTATAAACTAGACAATCCAGGAAAGAGTTTGAGAAGTGCAGAAGCTTTAGACTACATCAGTGGTAGAGCATCTGAGATCTCTTTTAACATGAATAGGTCTGGTGAGTTTGCATATCAGAAGGGTGCATTGTCATCATTCTTCCAGTTCTTCTCCATACAACAGAAAACAGCTCAAGCATTGCTACCAACTAAACTTTTAGGTAAGAACGTTGGGAAGGTGTCTAGTAAGGCCTTTAGTGGACGTGAGAAGCGCAACATAGCGTTAATCATGTCTGGTATGTACGGAAGTGCAGGGTTAGGTCTAAATGAGCTCTACACGTCTGTCAGAGACCATGTGGGGGCTACACCTCCACCAGAAGTAGATAGAGCTTTAAGAGGTGGTTTTATAGATGTGGCAGTTAATAAAATAGGTGAAGCAGTTACTGGTGAAGAACAGCACTTACTAGTCTCTAGATCTGCTGCACCAGTATCAGGTTTAGGATCTATGGTCTCAGACGGTTCTGTAATAGATACTGCAATACAGTTTACCAGAAGAGGGCCGGAGTATGCTGATCTCTTAGGTAGTGCTAAGAACCTAGCTGGCCAGTCAGCTGACCTCTTTAAGACAATCCATTTTGTGGGTAGTCTATATACTGCTGATCAAGCAGAACCTGAAGACCTTAGAGTTGTTATGGAAGATCTTTCTTCACTGATAAGCTCAGGTGCATCTAACCTCTTCAAAGCTAACCTCTACCAGAAAATGGGTAGAAAGGTTACCAAGAATGGTGTCTCTCTTTTCCCAGTAACAGATATGGAAGCTTGGGGATTAAGAATCTTCGGTATGCAGGATGCAACTAACGTTGACCTGAATAAGATCTCTTTTGACATGATGAAGGAGAGAGAAGAGAACGATGATACTAAACGTGGTGATATAGAGGCTGATGCTAAATTCCTATATGATATGTACAACAAGTTTGCTGTAAGGAAAGCAGAAGGTAAGATAGATATTAAGACTTACCACGAACAAATGAGAGCTTGGTCTGTGGCTGTTAATATGGGTTATGAAGGTCCAGAGTTAGAGTATCTTAAAGACTACCTGTTTGACAAGATGATGAAGGATGACCGTACAGAAGGCGGTACAATGAGATTATTAGAAAATCTTAAGAATGCTTATGCATCTGGATGGTTAACAGATAAGGATTCACTACTTACACAATTCAAGAATGCTCCTGACTTTGAAGGAAAACAGGAATTTATTCAACTAATAGAGAGAGAGTATTAAGATATGGCTATAGCAGGACACTCTTCAATAGTAGCCAATGCAGAGGCGATAGGGAATTTAGCTTCTTTTGGTGTGCAGGCTGGACTAGGTTTCCAGAAACTTGCTCAAGAGAAAGCTCAGAGAGAGAAAGCAGCAGCAGATGAGAAGTCTATAGCTGATTTTGAACTCAACCTTATCAACGATCAGTTAGGAAATTCAAGTAACATACAGCCTAGCACTGCCGGTACTAGATTCAATTCAGAGATAGATGCTATCGGTAAGAGTTCTAGTAGGCTTGAAATGGCAGCTAGACAGGGTGCTAACCCTGCAATGATTAAGCTTCTAAGTGTTCAGAGATATAAGGATATAGTTAGTAAGGATTCTTCTCTTAGAAAAGAAGCTGCTGAATCTTTCAAGCTAATGACTGGTGAAAATATTGGTGCCACTATTGATGAAATTGTGGATACTCGTAGAGCTAGTCTGGTAGAACAGATAGCAGATCAGGAATTGCAGATTCAGAATAAAGCTCTTGTTGACTATAATCTTAAAGGTGAATCTTTAAAGACTCAACAGGCTGAGCTTAGCTATATTGATAGCAGTAAGGCTAGACTAGATTATTTCAATATCCTAATAGAGAAACAGAGAGTGGTAGGTAAGACTCTTTCTCCTGAACAACTAGCTCCACATGCTGCAGCTGCAATGCCAGCTATCCAGATGTTAGCTTTTGAAACTAGGCAGGATGTTCTTAGAGGTGTGGATGTCACTGGTGGTCTTGAAGAGGATAAGAAACAGTCAGCTATCCTAGCTTTAGAAGATGCTAAGACTAGATACCAATCTTCAATGATTCAGAGATCTGGAGGTTTCTTCGCTACAGATGATGGTAAGAAGTATATTGATCCAGGTATGCAGGTTTTTGATAATGCTATTGAAAGATTGAAAGAAGGTAAGTCTCTAGCTCAACTAGCTCAAGAGAGAGATCTTCTTGCAGAGATGCAAGCTAGGTCTGAAGTACTCACTCCTGAAATACGTAAGATGAAGATTATGGGTGAAGTTTTTCAGAAAGCTATGGGAGATACAGCAGGAGCTAAAATTCTATTTGATCCTGAGATGAGAGATTATAGAAACTGGTTAATGAATACTTTTAATAGTAAGGCAAGAGCTATGCATCCTAGCGATCTCAATCTTGATGCTGAAGGTGTAGAGAATGGCCAGAAGGTTTTATCTGATCTTGTAACAGCTACTGTAGGTGACAAGGAAGCACAGTCTGTATTAAAAGACTCTTTCAAATCATTAAGCTCAGCTTTAGAGTCAGATCCAGAGAGTCTGTCTACTAGTGATCTCGAATTGATCATAGGTGCTACAGAGAATCCAGATTTTGTAGAAATAGCTAATGATTGGGAAAAGTCAGCTTCTAGGTATCAGAATGCTACCACAAACTATATGGGACACATTGTTCAGGATATAGGTAAGACATTCAACCCTGAAGGGTCTGTAGGTCTTAAAGGTGTCGGTATCTCTTGGGTAGCTCCCCTAACCATGAATATTAAAGCCAGTGTCTCTGACAACGGTGATTTCCTATTTGTAACAAAGAACTCAGACTATCAAAAGCATGCTGACAGTTTGAATAGAAGGTATGGCAGACCGCTCTCTAGGGTTGTTAAATCAAGAGCTCATGCTATAAATAAAAATACAGATTACAAGACCTCATTTGCTGAGACTATGGATCTGTTACAACTCCAAGGTGGTTTCCAATTTAAGTTGGAAGGTGCCGAAGAAACAACAACACAAAACAACGAAGAGAGTAATAAATAATGGCTAAGTATTTAAATGATACAGACGTTTTAGACGCTGCATTGGATGGAGTAGAGACAGCAAATATGCTACGTATCTTTGATACATTCTCTAGTGACTATGCAACTATCAACACTAACAAGCTAGCAGAAGTTTCACTATCAGGTGGTGACTTCACTAAAGCTAATGGTGACACTTCAGGTAGAAAAGTTACTATTGCAGCTAAGAATGCTGTATCAGTAACAGCTACTGGTAACTATAACCACGTAGCTCTAGTAGACACTGTAGGTTCAAAAGTGTTAGCAGTTACAGACGGTACAACTAAAGCAATCACTAGTGGTGATGAAGTTGATATCCCAGCATTCGATATCGAGGTAGGAGATCCTTCATAATGGCTACGTATTTAGAAGTACGTCAGCTGTTTAATGATAGTGATCTACTTAACAAGGTTACGGTTGCAGTAGTGATTGCAGCTAATAACCTGTTAAGTGGTACTCCTACAGCAGCTGAGAAAGCTTGGGCAGCTGAAGTGTTCAGCCGTCCTGGTATAGCAGGTAAACAAGCTGTTATGGCTGTTCTAGCAGAGAACAATGCCTTAAGTGTAGCAGCAATACAAGGTGCTTCTGATAGTGCCATTCAGTCTGGTGTTAATACAGTTGTATCGACATTAGTAGATGCTTTAGCAGGAGTATAAGTTATGGCCATAGGTACAGATGATGTGATCCACAAGTTCGGAACACAGGACACATTAGGAACATCTAGCTCAGCAGTGTCAGATGGTTCTTTCTCAGTTGCTGGTGATCTAAGCACTTGGACTAACGATGATGATGCTGTTATGGCTCAAGTTATTCTTGAAGCTAACTTTTCAGTAGCTCCTGATGCTAGCTCTTATGCTAATCTTTATTTGAGACTTCTCAACATAGAGAGCACTAACGATGCAGATGTACCTGATGGCAACTTTGCTCATGTCTTTGTGGGAGCTTTTCCACTAAACAATGTAACAACAGCTCAGTATTGCCCTATCACAATACCTCTCCCTAATACTAAAACTTCACAAGAGTATGAGTTTTATGTGGAGAACTTGTCAGGTCAAAGTTTACCAGCTGGTTGGGATATCCATGTAACTCCTGTTTCATATGGACCTCATGCTTAAGAGGTAAATATTATGGGTGCTATACAATTACCTAGAGGTTTGACTCCAGGATTTACCCAGCCAAAATCAAAACCTGTAACTACTTGTGAGATCGATTGGGCACACCCTTTAGCAAGACACTTAATTTTTGCTAAATTTTTCAGTGGGTATAATAGAAACCTTCTAGATGCTGAACAACCTACTACACTGTCAGGATCTTTTACATCTGAAGGGTACCATCAGACAGGGTCTGAAGAGATTACTTACGCACGTCCTTCTGGACTCAGTTATTCAAACGGGTCTGTAGCTTTTAATTTCAAGAGTAACGGAACAACTCCTGCCACCTTTGCAAAGTTTTTTCATACTGCCAGTTCTGAGTTTCAGATGTTTAGGTCTAACGGAGATACTAAGTTAGAGCTAGAAATAGGATCTATGGCAAATGATCCAATTACATTCGCTACAGACATATGGGATCAAAGTTGGCATAAAATCTCGGCAACGTGGAATGATTCAGATAATGATAGAAATGTTATTGTAGATGGGGAGTCTCAGCTAAGAAATAGCAGCTTTAGCGCTCCTGCCGGTACCTCAGATCTCCAATTACTAAATCGGTCATCAGATGCAGCCCGATCAGCGGAAGGAACCTTAGGGTACTTTCTTCTTTTTGATAAAGATTTAGAGCTTGATAAGCTTCAAGAGGTTCAAAGAGATCCTTATCAACTCTTAAAACCTACAGCCCAAATCTTTGCCTTTACACCAGCTTCTGGTGTTACTACTCATACTCTCACCGCTAACGATACCTTTAGTAACACTTATGTAGACAGTGCTAACATTCTTCTAAGATCTCCAATACTTATTAATGACTCGGGATCAGCTACATCTATAGATGGTGTAGATATAACAAGAATACATAATCTGGATACTAATGAGACAGCCAGCGCTACATCTATAGACAGCCCTGCATTACTACTAAGACACGGATTGACAGCGAATGAGTTACTCTCTGACATATCTATAGACAGTATAGATCTCACTTTAAAGACTTCAGTACTAGTTAACGATACTTCTAGTGCTACAACAATAGACAATGTTGATATTGATAGTAATATTAATCTTGAAGTAGGAGACGCTCTTTCTACTACATTAATAGATGGAAGTCTAGTACTAACTGCTAAGCATCCTCTGGTAACTAATGATGCAACATCCGCAACTTTAATAGACGATGTTAATATCTCCATAACAGGCGCTGGTGGTCCTTTCTTACATAGAGATTTGTGGGTAATTGACCAACTAGGGTACGAAGGAGATGTCAGAGACCTATGGGTGGATTGGTTCATCTCACAAGGTGCAGACGGTATAAGCGGTGACTCATTTAATGATCTAGCTACACAGTGGTTAGGATCTCTAGGATATACAGGCTCTCTCAACGACAGATGGGATGCTTGGGAACAAGATGAAAATATAGGAATATAATAAAATGGCTTTAGTTTTAAATGGTTCAAGTCAGTATGCTCGTAGAGCTTACTCTCTAGCTAATAGTTCCCCAGCCACTATTAGTTGTAGATTCAAAACACCTAACCCTCTAGTGTCTTCAGACGATGCTATCTTTGGCCTTATAGATACAGGTGCAGGTAACAACTACTTCAGAATAGGTCTTAACTCTTCAGACAAGTTGAGAGCCGTAATTAAAGGTCCAACTACAAGTGTTGCTGCTGTCAGTACTGATGCCTTAGTTGCTGATACATGGTACACGTGTACAGTTACGTGGGATGGTACTAGTGATGTAGAGATGTGGTTAGATGGTGATGCTAAAGTCACTAACTCTGGTACTCCTGGTGCTGCTACCTTTACTGATGTAGCTGTAGGTCACGCTACTAGTGGTGGTTCTCCAGGTGGTCATTGGCCAGGAAAAGTTGCTTATGCAGGTGTTTGGGATGTTGTTCTTAGTGATACTACAATAGGTAATATTAATGGTGGTGATAAGCCTACAGGTCACGTTACTGACCTAGTAGATTCTTGGGACCTTATAGCTGATGAACTTTCAGATCATTCTGGAACAGCTATGACCTTAACAGGTTCTCCTTCTTTTGATAGTGACAACCCACTGTCTTCTAATAGCTTCTCAGGCACCACAGACACTGCAAGTGTTACAGGGCTAGATTGGATACTAAGACCTTCTTGGGACTCTACAACGGTCACTGACAGCGGTACAGGGGTATCTACAGATGTTAATGGGGACTTTTCTGCAATAAGTACAGTAGCAGACACAGGGTCGTATTATTTACAATTCAGAAAATCAGATGGGTCTCTTTACGGTATAAAAGAATCTGTATCTGTGGTATAGATTATGACTATATATTACGTATCAACATCAGGTAACGACAGTAACTCCGGTACTAGTATTGGTTCTCCTTGGAAGACAATAACTAAGGCTAACTCGACTCTTACTGCTGGTGATACTGTTGAAGTACGTGGTGGAACTTATTCTAATCAGCAGATAGCTCCTTCTAATTCTGGTACTTCTGACTCTAACAGAATCACATATAAAGCCTATCAAAGTGAGATACCACTATTAACTCACTCTACAAGAAGAGATGTTATTGTCCTTTCTAATAGAGACTATGTTACAGTGGATGGTTTCCATGCTAATGGTGGTCCAGGGTTCTATACTGACGCTACTATAGAAGCTTGGGGTGATTTTTCCAATACTAGTCATTGTATTTTTAAGAATCTAGATTTCAGATATTGTAAAGGTTATTCAGCTTGGAGATTCCAGTCTGGATCTGAATACAACCAGATACTAGACTCTAGTTTCGATGCTGTAGGTTATTGGGATACATACTCTTTTACTGGTTCACATGATGATACTGGTAGTATGCTCTTCTTAGGAGATGGTTGTGATTATAACCTGATCCAAGGTAACACCTTTACCAGAGGTGGTCACGATTTGATGAGAATTGAATCTGACTACAACGTTATTAAAAATAACATCTGGAGTAACACTTTTGAGACGTACTCTGGATCAGCTTTCAGCTTCAAGAGTGGTGATGTAGATCCAGGAGATAAGGTCGGTAACAGGGCATTCTCTCTTAAGAATGTAAGTAATAGAAACCTTATCGAAGGCAACTGGATAAGCGCTATCCCTGAAACTGTGGATAACGAGAAAGGTAGTGCTATCAAGATGCTTGGTACTGCCAACATCTTAAGACAGAACTTCTTCTACGACAATACTACAGAAGGTGCTGTAGTCAGTACAGTGGTTGGTAGTGATGATGCTACTATTGGTGTAAATAACAGGTTCTACCACAACAACATCTTTAACTGCTACGGTCCAGCTTGGAACTTAAGTTCTAACACTGCAGCTGTTGGGGAACCAGTAGATAACCACTTTAAGAACAATATCATCTATAAGATGCGTCAAGGGTCTGGTATCGAATGGGATGAAGAATTCCGATTTGATAAGAACCTTAACACATTTTATGGTAATGAGTTTGCTGGAGCTAAGGTACAAGGTAACTGTGTAGCTTACGATTCAGGTGCTACAGATCAGGTAGTTCAGAAAGGTACTTCAGCAATAAGCTTAACAGCTGCTGAGAGTAGCTATAGCTCTACATTCTCTGACAACATACAAGCTGATCCAGAGTGGGCTAGTTCTACTCCTGCTGATCTAGCGGGTTTTGCACTGCAAGAAGGTAGCCCTTGTGCTGGTGCAGCTGTTAACTTGACTACTGCTGATGGCAGTGGATCAGGTACGTCTCTGACAGTAGATGACGCTAGTTACTTCTCAGATGGTTTTGGTATAGTTCCAGGAGATTACATACAGATAGGTCTTGCAGACACGTCTGTTCAGATATCTTCTATAAACTATAACACTAACGTTATAACCCTAGCTACCTCCACTTCTTGGAGTGATGGTGATGGGATTAATATTCCACACACTGGTACAACTGCAGATATAGGTGCAGTTCAGGGTGCTGTTGTTATTCCATCTGGTGATGTTAGTATTAAAATGTTTGATGCTGACAATGCTGGTGACATCAGACTTACTAGTGCTATTACAGAGCCACCACCACCAGAAGAGCCACCAGAAGAGCCTTCTCCATCAGGAATCATAGCTCTCTTCGATCCTGATAATGCTGGAGATATCAGACTTCTAGATTCCATGGCTCCACATGCAGCTGATGTCAACGACATTGAGTCATCTACATCCATAGATGGTTCTCTAGAAATAACGCTTAGGAAAGCACTTACAGCTAACGACATCTCTTCTAGCACTAGCTTAGACAGTCCTGTTCTTAAAGGTTATCACAACGTTGTAGTTAATGATGCTGTGTCTAACCCATTAGCAGATGATGTAGTATTAACTGCTAAGCATCAACTCTTAGTCAACGGGGCAGCTACACAAACATTTATAGACGCTATCAATATCTTTGTGGCTCTTCTTACAGGAACCTTTTTCGGTACTAATGACAACACTTGGATAGTTGACAGATTAGCAGAGGATGGTAATTCTAGAGACCTTTGGATAGAGTTTTTAAACTTTGTGGGTTTTGATGGTAACTCTTTTAATGATCTATCATTTGAGTGGTTAGAAAGTCTAGGATACGGAGGTTCTTTAGGAGACAAGTGGGAAACATTCAGAATAGTGGAAGGTATAGGTAGAAAAGCTGGTGTTCCAGATATCGTTCTTCCTAAGCTCATTATTAACGAAATGTCTTCAGCTACAACTCTTGGTTCAGTAGATATCTTACGTAATACAGATCTTATTACAAACAGTCTAACATCTGCAACATATGCAGACAGCGTTAATATTAGCGATACCACGACAGGCGATATTACTATAACAGGCTCTGTTTCAGAAGGGGCTACTGTATCCTTGTCACCAACAGCTGGTGGTTTTGGAACATTCGGTGGTGTGGTAAGGCAGTATACTAAAGGTGATGAAGCAGCAAATGGAACGGCAATAACTTATGGTACTCCTTCGCTTGGTACTCAGAGCTTAAGCACTTATGTGATAGGTATTGGTGACGATACATCAGGCCAACACCTTACATTTGATACTACACAGCAGAGAACAGGGCGTACTTCGAGTTTAAGGCGTAAGAGGTATGACTCTACCACAAGCACCAACAGAAACGGTGGTTTTGGGTATGCATCTAGTAATCATGATCCAGAGCTCTTTATAAGCTATTGGAGAAGATTTCAGTCAGACACTTATAGTGTTGCCAGTGCTAATTGGAAACAATACTACGTCTTTAGCGATGGTATTGACGGAGGGTTGAATGAGACACCTCAGGTTCTTCTTATGGTACCGGCTGGAAGCAGTAGTTGGAGCTTCTACGACAACACTAGCAACTCTGTTGGTCCCACGAGCTCTTCTGTTTATAATGCTAAGAACACCGAAGGTTGGAAAATACCTGATGACACTGACTGGCATAGATGGGATTCTCATTTTAAGCTGAATGATATCGGTGTAGAAAATGGATTTGGCTATCTTTATAGAGATAATGTGAAAGGGGTAGATCTGGATGCTTGTAAGTGGCAAAGAGATGGACATGATACTCCCGCTACAGGTTGGGATGATGTAAGAATAGGTCATTATGACTCAGGTGTTCCAAATGCTATAACGGATTATACAGATGTCTACATAGCTACTACACCAGCCAGGGTAGAGATGGGTAATGCTTCTACGTGGTCAGCTTGTACACATACAGAGCTTTTACCAGTAGAGGATACATCTTGGTCAGACACCAGTATTACAGATGTTGTGTTAGACTCAGGTGCATTGACACTGTCTGGTAGTTACTTATATGTTATCAAGTCAGATGGTACTCCATTTAATGAGAATGGTGAACCACTCTAAAAATATTTCCTATAGACGAAAGAAAGGGGAGCCCCAGTGATGGAGTTCCCCTTTTTTGTATCTATTAATGCAGTATTCGGAGGTCCTCTCATGTAGACCCCCAGGTCCTGCTAACCTTTTTGAAGGTTTACACCCCTTCACTAGTGACCATCTTTCCAGCTGTCATCTGAAGGCATGATAACCTAAATCGGGCACGCTTTATAACCTGTCTTGGCATGGTAACTCCGAAGAGGTGGTTTTGGTATAGTCAGTGATCAAACCTGACTCCCGTTTCATACCAATATTAAGCTTCTACTGGAGCTTCTGTACCTTGAGCTGCTTCAACTGCAGATGAGAACAATTCATGTTCACCATACAACTTAGTGGCTTCTTCCATGCCATGCTCTGCGATTGCTGCTACGATTACTTCTACTGTAACTTCTGACATTTTATGTCTCCGTAATAATAGTTGGTTTAGTTTTCTCTTCTCTTAGCTTAACTCGTCTTAATAGCTCTTCCTGTATATAAGGCTTTACTAGATGACAAGCATCTTCCCTGTCCTTGAAGACTTCCTTAGTTAACTCGACAGCCTCCTCTGCTTTTCCTTCTTCAGCTAAATCGAAGAACTTGACAAGGTAATCATGAATTACCTCTTCTGTGAATATATCCTTATACTTTTCCTTAATTTCATCAAGCTTATCCGTAGCCTGATCTTTTTCCAAATCTTTAGAGTTACTCATCTAACCAATCCTCCGGAATTGTCTTGTCTGCGTACCGCCATACGACCCCTTTAAAAGGGCCTCTTCCACGTCCTTCGCAAATGTCTCGGTAAGTTGTCTTACTTCCTTTTCTAATTCTTGACCTACTGGACGAGAAAACGAAACGGATGTCGAGATGCGGGGCTTGCTGTTTGATAAGTAAGTGCTTAACTCTATCTTCACGATCCCATATACCTTTAGTTTCAATGATTATTGTTTTACCAGTCTTAGTAGTAACATAGAAGTCTGGAGTGTACTTGCAAGTCTTAGCTGGAACATTATAAGTTATGACGCCATCTTTAGGCTCGTATTTAAATTTGACACCACGTTTAGTTAATAGTTCCGCTGTCCTATCTTCTAATCCAGATCTATACGTCGACTTGTGTTTCCTTCTCATATTTCATTCTCTTCCATTCTAAGAAAGCTTTCAGTGGATCTTGTTTAGAACAATCTATGATCTCTATCTTCTTATCAAAGAACCTGAATCTCTCTCTGATATCATCTTCAAGAGTTCTCTTCATCCATAGAAGTCTAGCGTTCTCATCCATGAATTTCATCCAGTAACTACCAAAGTATCTCATGTAGTAGTTCTTACATACTATATACATCTCTAGAGGCTCTGTGGGAGGCTGTAAGAGCTTTTCAGCTTTAACTTGACCTACCCCATAGAGTCCTGGTATATTGTCTGTAGAGTCCCCTGTAAGGAGCTGTGTGAAGAACCACTTCCAACCACCATTCTCTGATTGGAACCACAAAGGAACTTCAGACTGGTTACCACTACCCCAACAATAGTGGTTTCCAGGAACCATCTTAAGATCTTTATCTCTAGTACATATAACAGTGGAATAATCATCTTTACTATGTCTTTCCATCTGCTTAATAGCTAGCATGTCGTCAGCTTCCATACCTTCCACTAATGTAATCTCAGGCATACCTTCGAGATACATCTTTATGTTATGGTAATGGAATGGCTTAGGAGAGGACCTGTTTCCTTTGTAAGGCTTGATAGTGGCTTCTGATAGTCTAAAGTTAGATCCAGAGTCAGTGAGAAATCCTTCCCAGCTATCTGCGTCAACTGCTGATAAGATCTGTTCAATTCTGTTATCAACTCTTGCTTTAACCAAGGGCCAACTAAGAGGTTTGTCATTTTCATCTCTCCCATGTGCCATTTCATAACAGAATAGGTCACAATCTATTAGAGCATGCATTAATCATCTCCACGATATCTATAAGCCGAACAGACGTCATCCTCTTTAACATCAAAGTACCTACTAGAAACAAGTCTACAAGTGTACCTTTTTTCATCCGTAACAGAAGAAACACTTGAAAACTTACAATCTCTGCAACTGTCACATTTCCTAAGATGTAATCCTTCTATAAGTTTTTCTATAAGGTTTTCACTACTCATCAATCATTCTCCCAATCTAGCCTATCTCTTCTATAGATGTTACAGATCTCTGTAAGCTTACGTCTTAAAGGTCTAGTAGGATCAAGATAACACTCCAGTCCAGTATCATTAGCCTCTACAACAGGCTTCTCTTTACTGAACTGGCAGTTCTCACATCTATCAGAATCTCTAACTGTTTGAGTTATTATTTTATCCACCCGAAGCACACCTTATACATAGAAGTTCTTGTCCAGTGTCTATAACTACATGACATTGGCGTCCACAGTTATCACATATGTATTTATTACACATATTATTCCTCCAGACTATCAACCCAGTCTTTAAGCTTCTCATCATAGTCTAGAGCTTGCTGTATTTTCTTTTTAGTAAGTGGGCTGAGTCTATCCCAAGTTTCTTTATCAGGATCTGACCAGTCAAATACTAGTGGTGGGTTCATTAATTCTGGCACTTCAGTTCCAGGAAGTAATTCAGTTACATCTATAATCTTAGCGTAACCTTTAGCATCTACCTTAGTCTTAACAGCACATGCTTGTCCTATTAACACTTCAAAGTTCTGACCTTCATTACTATCTACATTCTCATAAGCTTCTAGTACTTCAACTCTCGAAGTAAGCTTAGAATCTGATAGTCCAGCCTTATCTGACTTGTACCACTTATCCTTAACTTCCTCAGACTGCCAGAACGGTCTTCCTTCCTCATAGTAGTCATCAGGTAAATTCAATAGTTCATAGATAAATTCATATTTATAAGAACTCTCTACCATCTTACCTCTGGCTTCAAATGGTGGTTGATGACCTAAGTCAATTACACCTACTAGACGTGATTTATGCATGGCGTCGTTTGGCTGCTTACGTATTTCTCTTACTGAGTTATTTCTACCTTGTGATCCTAATGGCATTTTATTTTCCTCTTAAATTTGCGAAAGGGGCTATTTCTAGTTCCTTTTCTATAAGCTCTTCTAACATAGACTTGAGATCTTCTTTTGTCAGTGTAGCTCCGAAAGATCCAAGAACATCTAGATGGATTACAGGTTTCTCTATATAGTTTTCGATAGAGAAGCTTTTAACATTTTGAGAACTATTGTCTGATAGAACATAGTCAGTACCTACTGCCCATACTGCTGATTCTTCTTGTGTTAAGTTAGTGCGTTTCTGACCAATTACGTCCATACTGAGCCTCTGCTGCTAATGATACATTTAAGTTTAATTGTATACCTGCTTGGACAATACAATCTTCCATAAGTTCCATAAGTTTTTTAGTATGGTTCTTGTGGCAGATATACTGACCCTCATCGTGCATATCTATTGCTTTCCAGCAATCTAACCCTGCTTTCTTTACAGCTTTGTCTAAAATAATGGCACCTAGTTTGCATACAATTGATCCAGCTGACTGGAACTTAGCGTTGACAATTGAGTGCTGGCTTCTGATATTAATTCTTCCTCCGTCAATGGAAGATACCCACCCGCCGTTACTGTTCCATTCACGCTTACAATCATCTCTAAAGCTTGCCAAGGACTCATTGGCAGACCAGAAGGATTCAAAGAGTTCTGTACTCTCTGACTCAGGGAGGTGTAAGGTGCTTGCAAGTTTTGTCTTTGAACATCCGTAAGTGATTGCATATTTACCATTCTTTGCTAAGTCTCTATCATCAATCCCAAAAGCAATCATATTCTTAGTATGTATATCACCTTCAAGAACTTCTTTTGCATATGCCCCATTGTCATACTTATATGTGTAATGAGCTTCCATTCTAGCTTCCAAACCAGATGCATCATAACCTACAAAGTCGTAGTCAGGATTATCTGAATAGAACATAGATCTCATTTCTTTACCATAGAAGATCTTGTCCTTAGGCTTAGGAACATTAACCACACATCTATGTGTCATACGTCTAGTATTAGTTCCTAAGCTATTAGCACCAGCTCCTAACCTACCATCAGGTCTCACAGATGTTAACCAACCTTTGATCGTATTGCGTCTGTGGAGCCTTGTACGGCGTTTCATGATTAACCCTGCTATACCTCCAAGGTCTTCATTAAACGAGTCTTCAGTGAGCTTAGGGGACGTTCTAATGACATCTCCATATTCATCTCTAGCTGCCTTCTTAGGTTGCTGTCCATAGTATGGAGATTCAGGATCATTAGACTCTTTCTCTGTAACCTTCTTGAAGTTCCACTCTGTAGGTTGCCACCCTTTAGAAAGAAGGTAATCGGAGACTTGCTTAGCATTACCTAGATCCATAGGAGCCATAGTTACTACCGGCTCTTCTGCAACAGGTCTCCATGTGGGGTCACTAATAAGCTTCCATCCACATTTCCGAATAAGCGTTGCAGAGTACGTCCCATCGTTCTTATAAGGTTTCTTAGGGCAGTAGACCACCTTACTCTCAGGTAAAGGTACAAGAGGCATGTCTTGGAGTATTTCCACTTCCAAGAGATTAGCTTCCAAGGTGAGATCAATAAGTCCTTTAGTTGCTTTAAGTTTATCAAAAGGTACTCCGTCTAGTTCTTGTTTAGTTATTATCTTCGCTATTTCTGTTTCTATCTGATATGCTCTGTCCCAAGGATGATCGCCCCATTCTTCGAGTAAGGCGTCATGACATAGCACATTGATCGCGACGTCTTCTCTACATCTGTGTAGCATATCTGATGAATACTCATGCCATTCTTCGTGTGAAGGTTTATACCTGCCCACGCGATAACCCCAACAATCAAGAGAGTGGGGACCACTAGAGCCAGGGTAGCCAACAGGGCGCTTCCTATCAGGATTGAGGAGGCGAGACATGATAAGTGTGTCCACAATTTCGACATCATCTTTTGGTCTCCAATTAAATAATTTTTCTAATAAAGGTAAATCGTATCCGATTATGTTATGACCTACGAGGACCGTAGCGTCATCTAGTGCCTTGAATAGGCCTTTGAAGTTATTGTGAAAGGTGAAGGTTAAACGTTCGCCACCTTCTGGCTGTAGAACAGCTATCCACATCTGTGTGACTGTATCAAGAAGACCATTTGCCTCGAGATCGAAGGTAACTTTCATGTGCTCTCCTCGTGTAGGGTCTAATCACTATCTGTCCGTCTTCAGTAAGGCTTGTAACTATTGTTATCCCATAGTCCCACAATCTCTTAAACCAATAGTTAGCTTCCTTATAGTCTTTTGCTACGTATGCTTCTCCATATAAAGATGCATAGGTTTCTCCAATATCTTTATCAATGTGATCCGTTCCCCACGGTAAGATTCCATTTCCCATATTCCCACCCCATAAACCAGCTTTGTATTAAGTTTTGTTTTCTGCCATAATCTTCAGGATATGCCCACTTATCTATATTGTTTATAGCTGCTGCCTTTCCTGAACTGTAGGCTATTTTTTCTTGTAGTTCTGTATCTGAGATATCTATGTCGATCATGTTTCATACCCCATAGGTTTATCTACTTTCTTCATTCTTCCTGTAGAGTCGCTAAAATGTAAGTAATCAGCTTCCCCTGTTCTACCTGTAAACCTGCATTTAAGGACCGTAACTCTTGTTGTATTTGCACAGAATTCGCTCGGGTGTTGTTGATTTCGTGAGAGTGCGATGACGTCCCAAGAGAGCTGTTTAAGAGATCCGCTTCCTCTAAGATCATCAAGACTAGGGATAAATCCTTGTTCGAAAGATTGTCCCTGTGGAGCTTTTTTAAGATGGACCACCAAGAATATGACAACTTCTAACTCCTTTGCTAGCTTTGCTAACTTAGTCATGATAGCATCTATACGTTTACGTTCATCACCTTGATCTGCATATTCACTAACTACAATACTAAGATGATCAAGGAAAATAAACTTATGACCAGTGGCGGCGAAGAAACGAATCTTGCTAAACAGGTTATTGTCATCCATGCCCCCAAAGTGATCGTAAAAGCTAAATCTTCTAGAACCGAAATAATAGTCATGAGCTTTCCTCTCTTCTTCTTCAGACACTTCTACGTCAGGAAGTTCAATTCTTTTGTTAAGATATAGAGACATCATACCACTAACGGTATCACCTACATCCTCTTCTAGAGCTATATCGGCTAATTTAAAATCAGTTGTTTGAAAGTAATGGTTTTTGAGTTCACGGAGGAATTGGGTCTTGCCCATGCCCGTGCCAGAAGTGATGGTAACGACAGTACCTAGTCGTACACCATATGTTTTGTGGTTAAGTTCTTCCCATTCGGAAGGGTAGGAGTAACACTTACGTGTCTTTCTTTCTTGGTATCTTTCCCATGTGTCAGCTCCATTGACTATGCCATCTGGCATATACTGCTTACAACGCTTCATGACAGCCCAGAAGAGCTCTTCTTCTTTCCCTGACATTACCATTGCATTAGCATCTTTCTCGCTTAGAGAGGCTATGAAGGCCTTTCCTGATAACAATTTACATGCTTCTAATACTGCCTCTTGTCCTGGAGTATCCATATCAAAGCAAAGTACTATTTTTTCAAAGGAATCCACGAATTCAAAGTTAGAAGAGATTTCTTTTACAGCACTCTTGGATCCTTGGGAAAGAGAGATAACTGAAGGGTTCCATCCTTTAAGAG